GTAACATATTCGATGATAAAATCTATATTGACAACTATAAGTACTGGTTTAAAACTTATGAAGAGTCTTTTAATAACCCAGTATGCCAATCATGTAATATTCAAGGGTTATGTTATTCATGCCCAGCAGGTAATTTAACAGTATTTGGTGAACCTTACAGTAACTACAAGGCTTGTTCTCAAATTACACAATTTCACGTTGATTTACGTGCTTTCCAGAATGAGGCAGTATTTGAAGCCTTAGTAGAAAGAGTAGCAGGGGAACTAAATGGCGACACAATTTCCGCTAGACTACTACAATTAGCACATAAATGGACTACTAATCATGTGTGGAAATTAGAAGAAATTAGAAAAGGTGATGTACCTTCGTTCAATGAGGGATTATTAGTTTTAGAAGAGGCTGTGACAGGCAAGAGAACTAAATCTCCTGAATCTATACTACATATATATAATGAGTTAAGAAGGCATAAAGATGGCAGATGGCTACCACCTGAGTTAAGTGAAGTAACCCCAGGGTTCAAGGCTCAAGTAGTATATGTTGTCTCTGCTTTAGATATGATTATATTTAATAAGGTGTCTAGCGTCAATGAAAATAATACTGATATTGACTATAGTGACTATGTACACTAAATGGTCAGTGATTTAGTAATATATCCCGGTACACAATGTAATTTTAATTGTACATACTGTGATCGGGACTATATTAAAGAGGTACACGGATATCAGAAGCTAACAACTGAAGATTTACCCGATATCTTTAACCTTATAGAATCATTAGATTATGATTTTAAAATGCTCTCATTTCATGGTGGGGAGCCTTTTGTATTTACCAAACTTATTGATAAAATAATTACTTGGACAGAAGAAAATAAGCCATTCAAGCATTACTACTTCCAAACTAATGGCAGTTTGATACTTAACAACAAAGAATTTATAACAAAATGGAAAGATAAGATAATAATTAGTATATCTTATGACTTCAACAAGCAAGAAGATAATAGAACTGGATTTGATATGGAAGAATCCTTGGAGTTCTTAAAATCGATTGGTGTACCTGCTAAATTACAGTCAGTAGTACCAATGGATGGAAGTTTCTTTGATTCTGATACGATACATAAAATATTAAGATGGAAAGAAAGAAATCTTGTTTACAGACTTGGATTTGTTCCCTTAAAGTACATACGCTCTGTGGAAGAGTACAAGATTCTACTTGATGATATGTCAGAGGAATATATTACAGCTTTCTTTTTTAAGTTCATAAGATTTTTACAGACACTTGTACTATATAATATAGAATTTCATTTGGATGGGGTAGATGATTTCACAGAGGATTCATTTAAAGATTACTCAGATCCAGTAGAGTTAATTGTGTCTCCAGATGGATACATGTATTCCGAGTTTGACTTTCTTGATTACCGTCAAGAGCATTTAAGATTTGGAAAATGGAGAGACGGTGTAGAAATATATAAGGATGTTCCATTTAAAATGATGGATGAGTGTAAAGAATGTACCGCAAAGAATATATGTGGGCTAAAGTACGCTAGACAAGAATTTGACTTAGGGTTTAAGACTTTTAACTGCAGAACCTTTTTAACTTTGCAACAAATGACTTTTAAACATATAACTAAGCTAAGAGAGAGGAGTTTGTTAGAACATGTGGGAATTTAAAGAAAGATTTATGATGCACGATGCCTTGGTAAACATTGGCAACGAGTTAGCATTTACACTACTACATGAGTATAAGTGTAATGCTGGGTGCAAAGACTGTAGAATAGTAATTGACGGATGGCCTAAGAAGGCAGACCTCAATAAAATAAAAATACCTACAGACGACATATTCAATGTCGCTTCTTACTTTAATATGCTGTGTTCATATGATGACTTAACTTATATCAAGCAGGCTCCTCACTTGTTTGAATGGATGAAAGCACACGAGAAGAAATTCTACAATAGTAGTTTGACGGATCGTGCTATATGGCAACAATTTGATATACTAATGAATGAGATTGACTTTATAGGTATAGAAGACCTATCTTTGTTTGATCATTTTATAGTAAATCCTAAATTGGAAAGAACTCAATTCAAAGGAATGGAGATTCTAGACGTAATAAAGCTTCTTAGAGAAAAGTACACTATTAATCGTATTAAAATTATGATTACAGACGAGAATTTTGCTTGTGACCCTAAAGTTACAGAAGTATTTGAATATACTCAAGAGCAAGGTATGGAGATGATGTTTATAGGTAATTTTCTAAGACCTGATGACAGTATATTCCATAGACTTATAGCCAAGAACTTTCAACATTTTAGTTTTTATGAACACGATCCATCTTTACACTACTTTATTAAAGAGGGTAGAATGTGGAAGACAAACGCTTGTGGACTTTATTTACAAAATGATAGAATAGATACAAACGGAGTAGGTACTGGATTTTATGATATAAAAGACTGGGACCCTGTAGAGTTTTTATCTGTACTAATGCAAAGTAAGAAAGATAATTATACTAAAGAAGCCAGAAGTAAGATACCTTATTTTGTAGATATATCAGAAAGTTTAATAGTAAATCACGATTTCAATTTTATACCGGGTATTTTACTAGCTCCGTATACTGTGTATGCTAAAAGGCTTATAGAGGAAGAAGGATTTGTAAGAACAGACTATGGATTACTTAAAAGAGACGGGAAGGTTGTAAAACCACTAATGGAATGGACAGATTTAGACTAAATACTGAGATTGACTTATACCAAGGTCAGGATGGTACACTATATAATGCTGATAATGAGCAGTTAACATTTATTCGTGCGTTAGATATTGGTACAACACCTAAGAGCTTTAAGAAGGTACTTAAGCCTAAGAAACTAAAAATTGTTTTAGGCAATAAATGTAATCTTTCTTGTTCTTATTGTTTACAAGATGCTTTAAGTGAGAGGGATACTTTTGGTAATCAAGTACATACTTTATTAAGCAAATTAGATTTATCTGTAGTTGAAAAAATAGAATTATGGGGTGGAGAGCCTCTAATGTACTGGCACTATATTAAACAAATTATAGATGAGGTAGATAGAGAAGATATTAATTGGTCAATTATTTCAAATGGTTCACTATTAAAAGAGAGACATTTGAAATATTTGGAACAAGTGAAGGGTAGTGTATCAATTACTATCAGTCATGACGGTCCCGGACAAGAAGAGCTACGCGGAGAGGACATACTTCCTACTAAGGGAGGGTTACTCAAAGAGTTAGCTACTTTTACAAAGATGAGTTTTAACTCAATAGTAACAAATCAAAATTATAATTTATTTGCTATTGAAGATTATTTAGGTTCATATGGATTTTATCATAACTATGAACTTGGAGAAGCCTATGATTACCACGGAATTAAATACGTGGTACAAGGAGAAAACTTACAAAAATATGATAAAATATTAAGAGCCTACTTAAAAGAATCTGAGAGACCTAATAGTTTTGGTCAAGATGTTGAGTCTCAAATACGGTTCTCTATGGATCCTTATAAAGTACCTACCTGGTCAAGGTGTGGTATAGATCAAGAGGAGCAACTGACAGTAGATTTGGAAGGTAATATAAAACCTTGCCAAAACGTAGGTAAAGAATATATTAGTGGCAGTATAGACGATATTGAAAATGTCAGTCTACAGAACGTCACTTTTGGGGGAACTAATAGGTGTAAAACTTGTGAAGTCCAAACACTATGTCAAGGAGGGTGTCCTTATAATACTCCAGACATTAATTTATTCAATGTTAATTGTAGTATCAACTATGTACATTATAAGGCTATACAAGATACTGCATACAAAACTCTATTCCAGGAGACATAAATGGCAACATTAAAAGGAACAAACTTTACAGGAAATATTGGAGAATCTGGTGGTAATTATACCGCTACATTCTATGCTTTCGCAGGAACTGCTTCAAGTGCAAAATATGCGGATTTAGCAGAAAAATATAAAGCTGATAAAGAGTATGAAGTAGGCACCGTAGTTATACTTGGTGGTACTGAAGAAATAACGGAGTCACGTTCTCCTAATGATTTTAGAGTAATGGGCGTAGTGTCAGATAGACCAGCCTATACTATGAACAGTGACTTAGAAGGAGGTACTATAGTAGCTCTAAGAGGAAGAATCAGGTGTAAAGTTATAGGAAAGGTAAGAAAAGGAGACCTATTGGTTACTTCTTCTATTGCTGGAGTAGCAGAAGCAGATTTAATGGCTAGCGCAACTACATTAGTTGGTAAAGCTATAGAAGAGTATGATGGAGACGAGGTAGGAACAATAGAAATTTTAGTATAGGTAGGTAAAAATTTTACTTGACTTTATTATACCTACGTGGTATAATATATATATTAAAAATTGTTCCAATGTCAGCCCCGCAGGGTTGATTCTTATTTAATTTAAGTGTTAGGAGATTATCAATGGCAAGAAGACCATTCATCGATGGTGCAGGTGCATCTACGACCCCAAATAAGCTAAAAAAGTATAAGTTATCTAAAGAAGGTGGCTTAGTAGAAGTTGTAGGGTTATCTACCCTCTCGAATACAGAAATAGGACTATCAGGTAATAAATCTGATGTAAGGAATATTGAAGATCTACAACGTAATGATACTGTTTTAGTACGAAATATCAAAGAAGTACAGGATTTATTAACAACCGAATCTGGTACCCGTAGTACATCTGATACTACACTTCAAAATAATATCGATGCAGAAGAAACTGCACGTATATCTGCAGTTAATACTGTATCTTCTAATTTAACGTCCGAAGAATCTTCACGTACTATCGCTGATAGTGGGTTAGATGCTCGTGTCTCTACTTTAGAAACTGCCCCTACTTATGCACCATTAGTTAGTTCTGCTACAGTACCTCTTAGTCCTAATGCAGGCGATCAGTGGTATAATACAGATACTAAACATGATGGAGATTCATCACAGTGGATAGACATTAGTACGGATACATTGATGGCAGATTATGTTGCTTCATCAACCTATACTAGTGAGCAGACTGCTCAAGACACTTTAATTACTAATTTATTAGCTGCCGTAGATACTAAAGTTTCTAAGTCTGGTGATACTATGTCAGGTGATCTTATACCGGTTACAGATAATGTACACAGCTTAGGTAGTGCTACTAATAAGTGGAAAGATGTACATATTGGCCCAGGTTCTTTATATATTGGTGGACAAAAAGTTTTAGAGTCAGATGCTGATACTATTGTTATAACAGCAGATACTGACCAAAACGTATCTATAAGAACTAAAGGTACTGGTGACTTAGAAATTCAAACTACTACTGGGGCAATTCAACTAAAATCAGATATATTAGTTACTCCGGGTAAAGGATTTAATAGTTCTGATGGTTCAAACATACCTTTTCATTCAGGACTTGATCTTAAAGGCGAACAGGTACAAAATCTTGGTAGCCCAGTTAATGCTGGTGATGCTTCTACTAAGGGGCATGCAGACGGTTTGATGGCTGGTGAAGTAACGGCAAGAACTACAGCTATTGCAGCTGAGGCAAGCTCAAGAACTACAGCTATTGCTACTGAGGCAACTGCTAGAACTACAGCTATTGCTACTGAGGCAACTGCTAGAACTACAGCTATTGCTACTGAGGCAACTGCTAGAACTATAGCTATTGCTACTGAGGCAACTGCTAGAACTACAGCTATTGCTACTGAGGCAACTGCTAGAACTATAGCTATTGATGGCTTAGCAGCAACTACAGTAAGTAGCTATACAAATAATTTTTCTGGTAGTGACTTAGGTTCAGTAACTGAAAATGGTAGTGCTAATATCAATGCAGGTATGACTTGGTTTGATGGAACAGCATTTTCATGTTCAGGAACTCCAGGATTCGGACTAACGGTTAATTCCGCTGGTGTTGTGTCAGGAACAGTATCAGAAGGTACTAGTAGTTCAGCAAGTACATTTACGATAACTTGTACTCATGGTAGTACATCAGTTGATACTGAATATACTATTAATAGAGTAGCAGATAATGATATTCCAGTATGGTCAACATCAGCAGGAAGTATGGGCGCAGTAGATGCAGATTCTTTCCAAGTATCTGCTACAGACCAAGATAGTGGCTCTCTGACATATACAATTGTATCAGGAAGTTTACCTAGTTCCATGAGTTTAGGTAGTGCTACAGGTTTGGTTACGGGTACTAATCCTGGAGATGGAAATACTTATGAATTTACAGTAGCTGCATCAGACGGAAGTTCCACTATTAATAGAACCTTTAGTTTTACATCTAACTCTAAACCTAATGCAGGTGTTACTTCTGCTAATACTGGGGACTTCCAAACAGGTACTTCTTCTACTATAGTATTAACAGGGTCAGGTACTGATCCTCAAGGGGATAACCTTACGTATAGTTGGTCAGCTACTGGTCCAGGCACTTTAAGTGCTTCATCAGGTGCTACTGTTAACTTAACATTACCGTATACAGGTGGTGATACTATAGTAAGCGTAATTGCTAATGATGGTACTTTAAGCTCGGATACTGTTACTAGAACTTATAGATGGACAGATACTTCGTTCATAGAAGATTACCAGTTATGGGTAGAAAGCGGATATAATCAAGATAACATGGCATGGCAGAATAGAGGTAATGACTGTCACGGATCGCATGATATACCAAATCCTGGTTACTTTCATGAGTCGTACTTTAGATATTATATGAAAGATGGACAAGCTACGAATGTTATAGATATGCATTATAGACAATATGGTGCAGCTAGCGGTACATATGGTACTTGGCCGACTGACTATGTTAAACCACCGGGACATCAGATACATACTGTTAATCATGAAAGTACTTGTCCTACTACTAATGGTAGTTACCAATATGTGGCAAGTACAACGTGGATAGACACATCACATTACGAAACAGCACAACAAACTGTTTCACAAGGACATTGGAGAATAGTATGATAGTAAGACATTTTTGGTTAAGAACCGAGGGTTCTAAATTATTAGAAATAACTGGATTTAATCCGGAGGGGTACTTCCCCTCTAGTCAGACTTGGGTTGAGTGTCCGGAGGATCTTAATGATGTAATACAGAACGGGTTTAGACTTATAGAAGATTACTTTGAAGCTTCAAATGGAACTATCGTAGAGAGCTTTTCAGGTTCTGCAAACTATTTACGTATGGCTTCTGTTAGACATAAAAGAAATAATCTATTACAAGACAGTGATTGGACACAAACTCCAGAATTTACTGGTACTAATTCATCAGACTGGCTTGCATATAGACAAGAATTAAGAGATATACCACAGGCATATACTACCCCTAAAGAGGTAGTATGGCCTACTAAACCCAAGGATTTCCAAATAGCCCATCAGTAAACGATACAGTTATACTACGTGGGATGACATACAAATTTAATGGAGTAGCTTGGGATAAAGTTGCCGGAGCTGTTTCAACTGAAATACCATTTGCAACTCAAGTAGACTTAGATTCTGCGGTTGCTGTTTCAAGTACGCAATCTAATGATATTGCTACGTTGAATACTAATGTAGCTGATATGAATACTGTTATGTCAACAGACACAGAACGATTAAATGCTGTAGCAGCTTTGACAACTGCATATGATGCAGCTGATGCTACTTTAAACAGTACTTTAACAACAGCAATTGGAACAAAAGCCAATGCTGATATGACTAATGTAGGTACCCTACCTTCTAGTGTAGTGACACAATTAAAAGGCGACACTGGAAATACAGGTTCTCAAGGGCCTATAGGAAATACAGGTTCTCAAGGAGCTACTGGAAGTACAGGTTCTCAAGGGCCTATAGGAAATACGGGGAGTACGGGAGCTCAAGGAGCTGCAGGAAGTAACGGAGCTACAGGACCGGGCACTTTCTCTTTATCTGGAACAACCTTAACAATAACTTCTTAACATGGCTAAGATACATATTAGTGGCGGAGATCACGTTAATGGAGACGGATCCATACGGAATGTTAATGGCTCTACTGTAGAAACTATAGTAGTAGACGGCGTTACTGTATGGAATAAGCCCGTAGATGGAGTTTTTTCTGGCTGGTCAGGCTGGAGTGCTTGTACTGTAGATTGTGGTGGAGGTACTCAAAACCGCACTAGAAACTGTGGTGGTACAAATCATGGAGGTTACGACTGCTCAGGCTCTACTTCAGAGTCTCAGGGTTGTAATACTCAAAGTTGTGCTCTATATGTAACAGCGTCAGGGGGGTCTATTTCAACATCAGGTGACTATAGAACACACACCTTTACAGGCTCAGGCTCATTTAATATTTCTGTAGCAGGCAATGCAGCAGGTTCTAATTCTATTGAATACCTTGTTGTCGGTGGTGGTGGTTACAGACAGCCTGGCAGATATGATGCAACAGGAGCAGGTGGAGGTGGAGCAGCTACTTCAGGAACAACAACTAATTTCTCTGCTACATCTTATAATATTACAGTGGGTGGTACAGGTTCAAACTCTTCTGCTTTGGGAATAACAGGCAATAAAGGAAATAATGGCATCGGCAGAGATTCTGGAGGATCTTCCGGTAATGGCAATAGCGGTGGCGCTGCCTATGGTGGTGGTGGAGGCTGTGGCGGGGGCGGTGGTAATAGTTCTACTATGGGCGGTTGTTATGGTTACCCCACAACTAGAGGTGGTAATGGAGGATCAGGTTGTTCTACTATTTTAGGTACTAAAGGCGGCGGAGGCGGCGGAGGCGGACACAAATGTGGCGCAGGTGGTTCAGGTGGTTCAGGCGGCGGTGGTAATGGTTGTGCTACAGGATGGAAAGGCGGCTGTGGACCAGGCTCAGGCGCTGTTAACTCAGGTGGTGGTGGCGGTGGCTCTAACGGTTCCTCAACTACTTACAATGGTGGTTCAGGCGTTGTGGCTCTTAGATATAAATATCAATAGGATTAAATATGGCACATTTTGCAGAATTAGATAAAAATAACATAGTAATCCAAGTAATTGTGGTTAATAATAAAGATATTAATGAAAGCGCTGAAGAAGAAACAGGGATTAAGTTTTGTAAAGACTTATTCGGAAGTGATACTATTTGGAAGCAGACCTCTTATAGTACTACATTTAGATCCAGGTTTGCAGCTATAGGTGGTACGTATGACCCTATAGCAGATGAATTTGTAGATGCAGAGCCCAATCCTTCTTGGAATTTAGATGAGAGTAACGAATGGCAACCGCCTACTCCTAAACCTGAAGATGGCCATTATTATGATTGGGATGAGAGTAATCTTAGTTGGTTTATAATAAGGGAACGAGAAGCTGCTATTCTTGTCGCAGTTGATGGAGAGATAGTAAATTCGTAGTATAAAAGGGGATTAAATATGGATGCTAAGTTAAGTATTGTTTCAAACACTTGGATTAAACAGATGGAGTTTAATGGTAAGGAGGATGTTATGCTTGGACATAAGCATAAATTTGACCACCAAACTCTTTTATCTGTTGGAAAGTTTGAAGTTCGTATAGAGCATAAAGACAAAGATGAAGCAGACCCGGATACTTGGAATTTAGAAGATATTGTGACCGAGTATGAAGCTCCTATTATTATTTACATAAAAAAAGGTAGAAGACACTCTATTAAGTGTTTATCAGACTATGGATTAGGATATTGTATTCATCCTATTAGAGACGGGGATGCAGTAGAAGATATTGTTGATCCTGAGTCTATGCCTTTAATAAGCAACCATAATCCAAGGTCATTGCTCGAAGAAGGGGAGGATGAGGTTGAGTAAGGAGGTTAGATTTGACTCTTACCCACATTTTATCTCAGAGGATGAAAGGCTACTTTTAGTTGATTGGATTAATAGCGGTATAAAAGAAAGTGTACTTACTAATGGCAAGCATAGGAGATTAGATAAGAATTTAAAGGAGACTGGAGAATTAATAGATGTAACAACAAGGGTTACAACAAGGACTAATGAGAGCGTTATCTCTTTTCCACAGGTTGCTTTTGATATTCAAAAAAGGATAATAAATAACTTCTCTTTTACAAAAGGCTGTTTTATTGAAACATTTACTAACTTAAGCAATAATGGTATGATAGCGATTGCTACACACAAAGATGGTAATTCATATAAACATATAGACCCAAAAACGGGTAGTCTTCATGCTATTAGATTTAATGTGTTAGTACAAAAGTCTGAAGAAGGCGGGGACCTCTTTATAGAAGGTGTTAGACGAGATATTAAAGAGCGTGAACTTCACGTTTACATGGCAACTAAACACTTACACTGGGTTACAAAGGTTAAAGGTAACAAGTCAAGGTATATGTGGTCATTTGGTTTTCACGTTCCTAAAAAAGATTGGTTTGATTACACTATAAAGAAAATATAATGAATGAAGAAATAATCTATTATGCATATCGTAATTCAGCCGACCAAGAACACGGTTTAATATATGGAAGAGAGCCATCTTCCGCAAACAAAGATTTTATAGCATCTTTAGATGTATCAGAGAGGGTTAGATTTTTACGTTGTCCTGCTTATCAAGACTCTGTTAGAAATCTATACAACGTGTCAAGTCAGTTTGATATGGATTTAGAGGTTAGGAATGATTCGATAGGTTCGGATGTCTTAGAACAACAATTCTTTGATAACTATTTGACTGATCATTCGCCGGAAGATAGGCTATATGGACTTCGTCAAAATATAATATTTATTGCTGATAGTGACTCTTTGGAGATAACACAGAAACACCCCTCTTTAGTTGACACCTCTTGGTGTAGAGACGTTATGGTTATTCATGCTAAAATAGATATAGGAAAATATTTTAGAATGTTAGAGTGTCCTTTTAAAATAAGAAAAGGCGTAAATAAGATTTCTTTACAAGAGGGAGAGCCCTTATACTCAATAGAAGTACATACTGAAAATAAAGTAAAATTTGTTCCTTTTTATTGGTCATCGGATTTTGAGCATTTAGTTCTAAATATGAGGTTTTTAGGGGAATCAACACATAAATGGAAACCACTAAAATTTTATTATGATGTTATTAAAAAGAAAAATATTAAGAAACTTATAATGAGAGAGATTACGAAAAATATTATGGTTTAGAGATAGACGAAAAAGGTATGCCAATAGAAGCATATCAGTGGAACGAAGAATTAATTAATTGGGTATTATTACCCGAACAAGGAGAGTAAACAATGCCTGAACAAGGATTCCCCAATAACCCGGCTGTAAATGATACAACCATTCTTAATGGAATGACATACAAATTTAATGGGTCAGCTTGGGATAAAGTTGCTGGAGCTGTTTCAACAGAAATTCCATTTGCAACTCAAGTAGACTTAGATGCTGCTGTTGCTGTTTCAACTACACAAACTAGTGATATTGCTGGATTAACAACAGCTATGGGTAACGAAACAAGTGCCAGAACTACAGCTATTGCAGCTGAAGCATCCGCAAGGACTAGCGAGCAAGCTGCGCAAGACTCACTAATTACTACTTTACAATCTAGCATGGCTACTAAGTTAAGTATTACTGGAGACGGATCTCAGCTTACTGGTATAGAAACAGTAACTAAAACAGCATCTAATCCTCTAATTACAACTAACGGATCTGTAGGTGATCAATGGATTAATACCACTACCGGTGAGATGTTTATTCTTAAAGATGCTACTACAAATGAAAATATTTGGACAGGGCAAAGTGGTAGTGAAGTAAACCCTGTTGTAGATATTGATTTTGATATTATAACTTATACAGGTGATGGAGTTAATCCTAGAACATTCTCGGTAGGTTTTCAGCCAGATTTTATATGGATTAAAGAAAGAGGAACTGCACAACATCATGCACTGTTTGATAGTGTTAGAGGTTTTGGGCAAGCTAAAGGATTAGATATTTGTGATAATAATGTAGAAGGTGGAGAAAGTAACAGTTACGGTTACGTATCAGGTACTACTTCTACTGGCTTTACTGTTGGTCATTCTGGAGGTGATTATGGAGATGCTCATACCAATAGAAGTGGTCATTCTTTTGTAGCTTGGTGTTGGGAATTACCTATTGATAATGCTGGTGCCACTTCTGGCGGAAATGGCCCTGCTAGGACTTATACTAATAAATCTAATGGTTGGATGAGTATATCTACCTTTCAGGGTAATGTTTCTACACAGCATGGCATTCCTCACCATCTTGATGCTGCCCCAGAATTCTTATGGGTCAAGCATTTAACTAATACTGGGAATCATCAAGCTTATAATGTAACTGCAGGTAATGATAAGGTCTGGAATATAAACTCAGTTCTACCTCCAGCGGTATCTTCAACACGTTGGGATAATACAACACCTACTTTAACTCATGTAATACTTGCTCATGACTGGGAAGTTAATGATGATAATCAGAACTATGTTATGTATTCTTTTACATCAGTAGCAAATAAATGTAAGGTAGGTTCATATATTGGTACAGGAGCAACTGGTAATTTTATTAATACAGGATTCGAGCCAATGTTTATTATTATTAGACGAGTAAATGGGTCAGGGCATATGCCTATACACGACACTGTAAGAGATGATAAGACTAATAATGATGCTAGATTATGGATGTCAAATACAGATGCAGAACAAGCTGATGCTGATTTTAAAATGACTATCCAATCAAATGGGTTTACTATTGAAAATACAGCTAATCATAGTGACCATAATCATGACAATGCATCAGGTGATACATATATGTATGTTGCAATTGCTAAACAATTTTAGGAGTTATTTATGTATTTACAATTAACACAAAATGAAGTATGTAAGATCCCTACAAATAGTTATTTTTGGCTACCAATTATGACTACGAATACTAATGAACAAATAATATGGGTAAAAGATGGCACTGATGTAGGTTCTTTAGTAACAACTATTCCAAAAGATGAACCTCGTATTTTAGATTTATCACATATTCAAAGTGCTTTGAATATTAGATGTTTAAATTACTTAACTTCAACTGATTGGTACATTACAAGAAACCAAGAAACCAGTGTGGCGATACCTGCAGATATATTAACTAAAAGACAAATAGCTAGAGAGGCCATAGTATGAGTAATGCAAGAAACATAGGAGAAAATAATGCCTGAACAAGGATTCCCCAACAGCCCAGCTGTAAATGATACAACCATTCTTAACGGAATGACATATAAATTCAATGGCTCAGCTTGGGATAAAGTTGCTGGAGCTGTTTCAACAGAAATTCCATTTGCAACTCAAGTAGACTTAGATGCTGCTGTTGCAGTGTCAACTACACAAACTGGCGATATTGCCGGCTTAACAACAGCTATGGGCAACGAAACAAGTGCCAGAACTACAGCTATCTCAGCTGAAGCATCTGCTAGAACTAGTGGACAAACTGCTCAAGATACTCTAATTAGTAGCCTACAATCTAGTATGGCTACTAATAATACTGATATTACTAGTCTACAGTCTGATATTACGGATGCTAGTAGACTAACTTCAGGTACACTCCCTTCCGCTAGAATTGCCGGAGGATCAATTACTGACTCTATGCTTAATTCAACTAAGTTAAATGGTATTGAAGCGGGAGCTAGAAAAAATATGACAAAGACTGAGATTGAAGATCTTGGGTTATATGGCTCTACCTCTCCTATTATAGCTTTAAGTGCTACGGTAGATGAGCTAGGCAGTGTGGTAGGTACTATTAGTAATTATGACGCAAATGCTACTTATTCAATAACTGCTGCTTTAGGTAGTGTTTCCTATGACAATAGTAGTGCTACTTTCTCATTTACAGCTCATGATGTTACGGATGGGGATGATGATATAGATACACTAACTATATCATCAAGTAAATTAGGAGAGTTGAAAACTGAAGTTACAGTTAATATAGGTATCAATTATGTACCTGCTATGGTAGTAGCAAATCCTTATGCTAGCAGTGCAGCAAAGACGGTAGGATTAGCGATACTAGCAGATGGAAGTGTCTTTGGAGCAAGTATACTAGCAGAATCCAATATGTACTCGTGGGATGGTACGATTTGGTCAACTCAGAGTGGGAATAACTTAACAACCTATGCTAGTAATATATTAGCTGTACCAGTAGCAGATAAAACGTCTGCAGATGCTCTAAATGGGGCAGACACTCCTTATGCGTTCCATAATTCCCATGGCCTATTACACTATTCAGGAGGGTGGAAAAACACTTCAAACCAGTCTTGGCTTACAGGGGTAAGTTATGGTCCGGTTGCACATGCTGCGACTAATGGTAACTGTGATGGATGTAGCACCTGTAATTGGATCGATATTATGGATGAAACTTGGGCTAGTGTTGTGGGACAAAATTTTGATGTCGTGGTATCAGGAATATATAGTGATGCACAATGGTATAGCTATGGGTATAGAACAGGGTCAACAGACGCAAGGATGTGGGCGGATAACTTACACGATAGACATAGTTCAGGTACTTACAACTTCCAAGCAACTAGCTCTAGTTTTAATGTAAAATTCCAAGGCATTTCTTATGGTAACTGCTGTGGTTGTGCATCAGCTGGAGCTGCTGTAGCCACTATAACCGTTACTTCTGCAGAATTCCAATAGGAGAATAGTATGATAAGAATTAAAACAGATAAGGTAGATGAAATAAAAGATATGCTTGACAGTAAGTTTACTGTTGTATTTTGGAAAAAAGAGGACGCAGGAACAGAGTCGTCTTTTATATCCAATGTACAAAATTTTGAAGCATCTTATCCTACTTGGAATACTATTGTAGTTGACTATAACAGTACATCTAATACTGATAAGGTTTACTTCGATATTATGATGGACGGCAAAAGAGTTGTTTACAGCGAAGATCTTGTAACCGAGTTTATAGAATTACCTCTAATAGCTAATAATGCGGAAGCACGTATATTTAATGTAGAAGTAGCGCAATCAAAATAATAGATAGAATTTAGGAGAAAATAAAAATGGGAAGAAAATTTAAGTTTGTAAAAAAGGACGGTACCGAACTATCTCCTAATAAACTAAAGAAATATATTAGAGGTGCTGATGGTACCTTAAGAGAAGCGTCTACTGCAGAAGTAGAAGCAGCTTCACTTACCGAACTGGTCTTTTCGGGGTCTAAATCAGATATCCGTAAAGGAGAAATGTCAGAACGTAATGTTACTGTACTACATAATAAAGTATTAGAAGTAGAAACATCTGTAGGTACTGAGGAAACTCGTGCAACAGCAGCAGAAGGAGTATTAACAGCTTCTATCTCTACTGAGGAATCAGCTAGAACTTCAGCTATTAATTCTACCAATGCTACATTAGCTGCGGAAACTACTGCTAGAACTAATGAAGATACAGCATTAGGCGGGAGACTTACTACTTTAGAAAATGCTCCTACTGTTGCTCCTATGACTAGTTCAACTATAGCTCCTACTTCTCCTACTGTTGGAGATACATGGTTCAGAACGGATACTAGTGTCTTGTATATGTATGTAAATGATGGGGATTCCCTTCAATGGATAGATATTAGTACAGACACATTAATGGCGGACTATGTTCCATATGCTACTTATACTCCAGCACAAGCTGCTCAAGATGTCCTAATTTCTAATTTATTAGCTGCTAATACAACTAATATAGCATCAATTGCTACTAATACTACTAATATTGCTACTGAGACTACTCGTGCTACAGCAGCAGAAGGTACTAATGCTACGGATATTAGTAACCTACAAAGTAGTAAGGCCACAGTTTTTAATCAAAATACTGCACCTAGTACTGGGTTCTCCGCTGGAGATATATGGGTAGATACAGACGACGCTATTGTTTCAATAGCAGGCAATATTGCCGGATCACTAGAATGGATAGGAGTATAGGAGATGGCATTTTTTAATTTTAGAAACTTTATTCAAAAGAAAGTTAGAACACATAAAAGTACATTTAATTTTGTAACAAAATCGGCAGATGATGTAGTAGACTTTGGAGAAACCGCGTATAAGTTTGATGGTAAACGGTGGCTTAAATCGGAAGATGAAGATGAGATAAGTATTACTGATGCAGTAAATATAGATGACTCCACAACTTACGCGTCTGCTAAGGCTGTGAAGACTCTAAACGATAGTAAAGCTAATACAGATCTTAGCAACGTATCTAGTCCATTACCAGCTGCTGTAGTTACTGAGTTAAAAGGTGATGTAGGTGCAACATTTGTTATGGATGGCACTACACTTAATATTACTACGTAAGGAAACAACATGCCAACACAGAGTATAGATTTAACTAACGTAGCAGACGCTACTTTTAATGGCTCAACTGTTGAGCAGATTAACTTGAACGGTAGCGGCATTTGGACGAAGCCAGTAGTTTCGTTATGGAACATGTATTGGGATGAATCACGAGGAAATCCCGAAGTTGGTGGACCTGATGGTGTAGGTTTGTATAACCTTTCACGCTCTGTAGCTGATACACCACATCCAATGTCAAATCGTTTCTATTCGCCAGATAGTAACGGGGCAATTGCTGACCGTGATGGAGTTGTCTATATAGGTCCGGCTAGAGAGATGGATCAAGGTACTGGAAGTATTGGTGAGGGAAATGAGTTGATACACGCTCAGTTTGTCTCAACAACTGTTCCTTTTTATGTAGCCCCGAACGCTAATCACTTTTATCATTACGGCGTATATCAGATTGCCCCTACAACTTACCACCATCCTGAGATTACTCCTTTTGCCACAGTGAGTCTTGCTGATGGTATTCAGCCTATTGATGGGGGTGTTACAAGTGGGTCAGTTTCATGGCCCTGTACAGTATGTGTTGTGGTTGGTGCGTATGGTGTGTGCGACCAATATGCGGACACGACTTGTTACGGATCTTTTAGTATAACCCCAACTTTGCTAAGTATTGATGGACTACCTTTTTGGAGATTAGACCCTACAACTGGTCGGATGTATTACAAGAACGCTGATTCATGGTGTTCAGTCGATTGATTCAAGTACAGGTAAATAATATATGCCGTAAGCATGAATATGGTAATAAAGATTTACAATACCAAGTAGGTCTTGATACTGTGTTGAAACATTTTGACATTCAAGGGGACATTTGTGGGGTATCCCACAATGGGAGCACTAAATATGATGTGTATTGTCTAGGTAAACCTACTGTGTCTCCAGTAGATTTAAGTCACATTATCACAGACCCTTTAGCGAAGGATTTAATAGCGTTTAAGATAGATTTAGAAGATAATTCTATTAGGACAAAGATATACCATATTGGCAATATATTTAAGATTCCATTTGATAAACCAATTGCGGGAACTGGTGTGTACGTAGGTGAGGACACTTTTACTGTGTATTACCCAACAGACTATGAAGTACCTACCACTAACTACTACGATTTAATGACCCGTCAGGGCTTCTCAGCAACCACTTTTTATAGTGACGGCACAACTAGTGATGAGAGCATATATACTAATACAACTAAAGGGAGTGACACAGATGCCATTAACTAAAATAACAAATAAAGATTACCTGAATCAACTAGTTTCTCTAGTACCTCAGATATACAGCGAATACTTAGCTGCTGAAAGCACCTCTAATAGTACCAGTTTAAATGGTGGGATTCAAGGGTGGGACTTTACACAAGTGGTCATAGGGGGTTTGCCTTTAGCAAACCTTAACCTAATGCCAACACTTAAGACAGAGATAGAATCTTTTCCACCAAACATACACCCTGTAATGATATTAATATCTACTATACGTGGTGGTGAATTATCTGAAGATAATGCACACAGTGAGGGATACCCAACAGGAATGCACAGATACCACATACCTCTAAAACTTTGCGAAGGTGTTGCACTGAATATCGAAGAATACGCAGATAGGTGGGAGCGATATACGTGGGAAGAAGGGTCTGTGTATGAATTTGAAAACCCTCAGAATACTCACTTTATTAGCCAGGGCGATGCACTAGAAGACAGAACTGTATTATTAGTTGACATTTTCGAAGATACACCGCCAACGCAAGAAGAACTAGATTTAATAAAACAGATAGCAGCCCCCTTCTTCAAGGATGGTGAAGATGTGTTTAGTTAGTTTCTCAAAAAACAAGACTTACACTTCAACACAAAAGATTGACAAGTTTGATGGCTCACCTAAGTGGGGGTATATAGACATAACATCTAAATGTTCTCATGGATGTTCCTGGTGTTATGGGGGTTTTAATGAAGACTTAAATTCAGAGATGAGTATCAATGACTTTAAGAATGTACTTGCCAAGTTAAAGGTGATGGGGTTACATCAGATTACTATTAGTGGCGGTGAACCCACTGAACACCCACACTTCTTAGAGATGGTAGCAGAGGCAACTAAAGACTTCATGGTGCATATTTGTTCGCATGGCGATTGGACCAAAGATTGGGCGAAAGACTTAGCAGTATTAGGTGTGAGTCAGATTCAGTTTAACTATCAAGGCTCTAAACGACATGATGGTGTCCATAAAGTATTAGGATCTTACATGAAGCAAGTAAGAGCAATCAAGCAATCTATCGAGGCAGGACTAGAAACAGTCGGTACGGTGACTGTGGGTGCCTACAACTTAAAAGATGTAGATGTTATATTTAAAGAACTGTCAGATTTTGGCATTACTCGGTTAAGGGTATGGGAAACAGTTGGCAAGGGTAACAAGTGGCGTAAGGGTAAAGAAGCAAAAGAGATATTTGAATTATGTCAAGAGTCAGCATTTAAGTTAGGTTACTTACACACACAATCCTATGATCCTGAGTTTAAAGCAGACAGTTTTGTATCTTGCCCTGCTATGAGCGAAATGCTTATGTATATTAATTCTGATTCTGAGTTGAGATTCTGTACTGCTATTGATATGCCTATTGCCTCATTTAAAGAAGATACATATCAAGTTATTCAAAACAAGTATTCAAAATTTATGAAAGACGTGGCAAGTAAAGGAAGTCGTTGTGTAGCTAGAGAAGAATGATAGTAGCACTCACTTTTATTGTAATCGTTTCTACCCTATATACTTTGATTGGATGGGATAGAGTAGGCGATTGTATGAGGAAATGGTTCGATAAAGAGTATTGGACTGACTATAATATTATTGAGTTTCTAGCATGGTTTGCTAAAGCGTTAATAATAATACCTGCATTGATATTTCATCAAGAGATATGGCAATTACATTTTGCAACATTAGTCACGTCATCATTACTCATTTGGGCATCCATGAGGAAGGGATTGCCTACTCTGTTAGCCTTTAATACAATGTGGATTTTGTTGTCTTTGATTGTTATAACGAGGAATATAGCATGAAGAATATCGTGATTGTAGGTGGTGGTGCAGCAGGATGGATGTGTGCATCTTACTTAGCATCTCGTAAGCAATATAATATTACTATTATTGAATCTCCGCAGGTGGGAAAAATAACGATTGGCGGTTCTACTACTCCTTACTTAAAACGCTTCTTTGATGATATTGGTTACCCCGATGAATCCTACTGGATGCCTAAGTGTGACGGCACTTACAAGCTTGGCGTATTATATGATGACTGGGATTATAAAGGCTCACGTTGGTGGAATAGTTTTGAAGTAGATGAAAACAAATTCCCCTACTGGAACAAACAGAGAGCTGAACAAGATTTACCCCGAGAAGATTTCTATAAGTCTTGTATATTCTCAGCACACGTTGGTATGAATGATGAAGGCAAGATTAATAAAACTAAAGATGGTAAAGCTGCTTATGTATACCGTGCTACTAAATCTTATGGTGGTTACGTTCAGACACACGCTTATAATTTAGATGCTGGAAAGCTTGGTGACTTTTTACAAGCACATTTCTCAGATAAGGTAACACATATTGAAGCACACATTGATAAGGTTATTCATAATGACGTGGGTGTCAGTGAGCTAATTGATGCTAATGGTGGAAAGCATACAGCAGACTTGTTTATCGATTGTACGGGCTTTAAACGCCTATTGATTGACAAAGTATGCGATACACCAAGAAAATCGCTAGAACCATATTTAACACACGATAAAGCTATGGTAATGCCAGTAGCTTATATTGATGCTCATAAAGAAATGAACCCACGTACTGGTGCAAAAGCAATGAGTGCTGGCTGGATGTGGAATATACCTCTATATAGTACGATGGTGAATGGCTATGTATATGACTCAAACTTCATAACTGATGAAGAGGTTGAAGCTGAAATGCGAGAAGTAATTGGTGATAGAGTTAAGGATATTAAGCCTTTTGTTATTCCTATGAATACCGGTCATTACTCAGAACCGTATTCAAAGAATGTAGTGGCTGTTGGCTTATCAGCAGGATTTATCGAACCGATGGAAGCCACACTAATAATGAATATCCAACACTCAGCTTATAATATTCATCAGGTATTGAATGAGAAAATGAGTAAGGATGTTTATAACGATATTACACGAGAGTCACTAGCCGACACACTAGACTTTCTATCAACTCAATATTATCTATCTCACAGAGAGGATTCAAAGTTTTGGAAGTCAAGAGGAAAAGCTACGCATATCACTACACGTATGAAGTCTTGGCTGGAGACTTGTAAAAAGGCATTATTACCGCCTGTCAAAGATGTGTTATTTATTCCTAATTGTTGGATAGCTAAGTTAATTGGTTACGGTTACTTTCCTTCTGGTGATGGTTTTGAAGCACAAGAGCCACAATCACTACCGACATTTAGTGGCACTAATTTTGAGCCACGCAATAAACACAAGTACAAATATGTTGATGAGTTGAACGCTCAACAGCAGATGAATGAGATTCGCAACTTTGATACTAGTGTACTAATCAGCCAAAAAGAGTATTTAGATAGATTTATTTATAAGTCATCTAAAGAGAAGTCCTCATCCTGAGAACTGTCTATAGCTGCCACATAGTTTACCGACTCAATCTCTTGAGGCGCACTCTTAATGTGAGAACTATCTAAGTAGTTATCTACCCAAGGTAAAGGGTTATTCTTAATTTTCAATCCTAATTTACTAGGATCCATACCAATATTAGTCATTCTAATAGCAAAGATGTAGTCCATGTACTCTTTTAAAATTGCTGCATTCATACCAATTAAAGGAGATCCCATGCTAAATAAGTGGTCTATCCATTCATTCTCTTCTGAATAAGCAGTACTAAATAACTCGTACATTTCATCTTCCATCTCTTCTGCTACTTCTACAAATCCTTCTTCTCTATCAGTCCTTAGGAGTTTAATTACTTTTTGGAATACGTCCAAGTGAATCATCTCATCCCTAGCAATAAGTTTAAATATATTACTAGAACCAGAGAAGAGTTTAACAGGTTGCTCGGAAAAAGACCAAGCTGTGACGAACGTAGCAAAAAATCGGATACCCTCAAACATATTGAGTACCATAGCACTCTTATAGATAGCCTTCTTTAGGTCGTTACCAGAAAGCAGAAAGGGTATAGTAGCATCATGCTCGGCACAAGCTATATTAGCTTGATACTTGTCTAGCGTATCTGTAGCGCTATCAAAAGTCCCTAATATAGATTCAGCTCTTTTCTGTACAAATTCGTCTTGTATAATAGACTCAATAAAAGTATCTACATCATTAAATATAGCCCTAACCATTTCAGTATAAGATTCTGAGTGTAATAACTCGTTATTCTGATGATTAGTTAGGTACAACTCCCACTCAGGGTTATTACTAATACCACTATCATTGAATAGTTGTAACGGTCCTCTACCTGCACAACTATCTAGTGCAATAGCAAATTTCAAACCATTTTCAAAGATGTGTCTACCGGCCTTATCAAGTGAATCAAAGTCTGCCTTCTCTTTACTTAAATCAATTTCATTCTTAGACCAGTTACCAATTGCACGCATCTCTTCTGCAAACTCTAGAATCCAAGGATACTTAGGGTCGTGAAAAGTTTGTATATTTCTATTACTTACATTATCCCCTAAGAATAATCGTGTTTCTTTGCTTTTTACGGTTGTTCCTAAATTAAATATCTTCATCAGAATTCCTTCATTAGTGGGAATATTTTAGCAATCTCTTTAGCACACTTTTTTGCTACTTCAATATGCTCTAATTGTGTACCATTAGAACTTCTAAGTTCTATATAATGTACCCAACTTCTAAGTGTTCCATTCATATACATTCTAGACATTGTATTCCCCTCGGGTAATACTACTCTTGCCTGCTCCTTCGCTATATTATTATCAATAGCAAACTGATATGCTTGTGCTGCTGCTTTTATAACCATATCTTGTTGTATACGCCACATAGCAGCTAGACGTGTATCATCTACTTTTATGGAGTTCTGTCTATTTTTGGGATCCTGTATTCTTAGCTCCCTTTGCATAAACTGTAATTCTTTTGTAGGGTCAGCATATCTTTGACTAAACTCTTGGAAACTAAAACTTCTATGTCTTAGTATTTGTCTACCTATGTCTCTCGTTGTTTCAATTTCAATAGTAGCACTAACCATTTCTAGTGGGCTCCAATGCTTGTGCTTAATTAGATATTTAATTAGTTTTTCTGATGTATCTTTATTGAATTGATTTTCGGGATTAGATACTCTAGCACAAAAAGCTATAAGTTCTTGTATATCCTTTACATCATTATCAAGCATATACTCACTGGGTTGAGAATATGATATAAGAGTAGCTTTAGTAACGCTATCCCCCGTATTTATAAGTCTAGTCGGCATTGAAGCTGATTGAGTATTAATATTCTGATTATCTTTAGGTATCTTCATTTCGTCTGCTCCTTTTAAGTACATTGACCATTTTGATATAGCTTTATTTTTCTGTATCTTCATTTTTCTTTTTATCCTCTAATACAGCTTTACCAAACAGTATTCCCATTTGATACTTCGCGTTGTCTAAGTCATTTATGTTTTTTGACTTCTCATACTTGCGTAAATATTTCTCTATCTTTTCTCTAAGCTTTTTCATATTTTCTTTCCTATTACGTTAAAATTACAGCTAATTGATACTCTATTAGAATTGCTTCTATTTATATTTACTTGGTGCGGTAAATTACCTGGAAATACTCGTAATGCTCCAGTAGAAGGGGGTAAGTAATACCTATAGTCTATCGCAGGAGTATTAGTGCGTAATAACTGTGGTCCTCTAAATCTATCTAGTACTAAATCTCCTTGCTTTTCGTGTGCATCCACATAGTATACACACGATATATCATGTGTTGCATGAATATGAAATTCTTGAAAAGATCCAGGTTTTCCTACATTAAAAAATGACTGTACTAATTCTACTTTATTATGTTCTAAAGATACTCCTATCTCTGTAACATAAGATTCTACTCTACTTTGTATTTCTTTAGCTAACTTTTCAAATATAGTATCAGATAGTAACTCTGAATTATTGCCAATACTAGTTTCCATGTTTGAGTCCCATCCTGGTGGCTCAAAATACTCTAGTTTCATAATATACTCTAATAAATCTTTATTCTGTATATTCTGTATATTATCTAGTAATACAATAGTTGGCCACAGTGCTTGCATATTATACATTCTACTCTCCTTTGTTATATGCTACATGCTCCTGATTCGCATCCGTTAATAAGTGTTTCACTAATATTCTCTTTATCTTTTGTTCTTATATAGTATAGACTTTTTAACCCATACTTATAAGCTGTAATAATATCTCTTTTTACTCTATTACTATCTAAAACTTTATTGGGTAATTTAGTTAAATCATACCATTGGTTTGTACTCATACCTTGGTCAATAAACTTCTGTAAAATAGCCACTAATTTTATATACTCTGCTGAGTTATTACCCGGTAAGTCCCAGGCTTTCATATAGTAGGGCTCTTTCTCAAAATCTGGTACAAGACTTTTAACTGTAAAGTTAGACGCCTCAAATGTATCTGTTGTACTTTGAATCGGGTCAATACCTTGGGTACTATTGGATACTAATGAACTGCTGGCAGTTGGAGGAATAGCGCTCAAAGTAGTATTACGAATACCAAATTTTGCTGCTCTATCACTCAAAGTATCCCAGTCACACAATAAATCATTTGGTGTAATTAAGTCTACATTAGTATTATATGTATGAATTGGCATTATTCCTTTAGAATAGCCACTATTATCAGAGTATTCACAAGCACCCTTTTCCTCTGCCAAATCTACACTTGATTTAATTAACCCATACTGGAAACGTTCCGCCCACTCATGTGTTAATCTTTTAGCTTTATTAGTCCCTAAAACTGCTTCATTCTTAGCCAAGAAGTGAGCAAAGTCACTAATACCAATACCTAAGAATCTATATCCTTTTGTAGGGTATTCAGTTGCATCCATAGGGTAGTCTTGTACATCAATTAAGTTATCTAAGAATCTTACCATAGTATCAGTAAGTATATCTAACTCATCAATTGAATCTAACTTACCAAAGTTTATACACCCTAATATACACAATGAAATCATACCATCATCTAAATTATAGTCTTTGATTGCTTTACCCGGAGTTTTCTTTAGTCCGTCAAACTTTACATCTTTAGTAGGTAAGAATATCTCACTACATAAATTAGTTTGAGTAATTTGTTCTTTGAACATTCCTTGTTGGTTAACATTGTCAATAAAGTGTATATAGATACGACCAGTACCTACCCTTTCTTTCACTAACTTATTAAAGATTTCAACTGCTGTCATAGACTTCTTACGTAGACAAGTTTGTTCTTCATAGTTTTCGTAAGCTTTCTTAAATGCTACAGGATCTCCATAGTGTTCAAATAAGTCAGGAACTTCCTCAGAACTGAATAAAGTCCAATTCCCCTTACTAAGAACTCGTTCTATGAAAAGATTTGGTAAACCAATTGAATAATCGATAAACCTAGCGCGATTAGTGTTACTACCTTGATTATTTTTGTACTCAAGTACATCCATTATCTCCCAGTTAAATATAGGATAGTTTACTACTGTGGCTCCAGTTCTTAAACTATTCTGCGTAAATTGTTTACTAGCAGATTCTATGGCCTTTAATAAGGGTAGGGCACCAGTATGTTTTACAGTGTTATTTTTTACAGGAGCCATAATACCACGTATAGGCCCCATATCTACGCCAATACCTGCTCTATTAGCAGTCATTAATGATAGGGCGTATTCAGATGCTAAAATAGACTCTGAAGTATCCCCCATCTTTAATAAACAGCAAGAACTGAACATTTTTAATCGTGTACGAACTCCACTAATAATAGGAGTAGGTAAAGATATCTTGTCGTCTTTAAGAGCAGTATACATTTTTATGACTAATTCAATACAATTATCTTCTAAAGCAAAAATAGTCATTGCAATAAGCATAAATGTTTCTTGAATCATTTCTAATCTTCTATCAGTTTTAGTATCTTTGATTAGATACTTACTATCTAACTGAACGATAGAAGAATAGGGTCTGGAGAAATCATTATTATAATCCATAACAGATTCTAACATATCAATTTCTTCCTCTGAATATAGTTCTAAAATAGTTGGNTCATATAGACCACTAGTGATATTTAATTTAATATATTCTAAAAAGCCNATAGGTTGAAAACTACCGTACACTTCTTTTCTCATCTCCGTCACTAATAGTCTACCTGCAAAGATAGAATAATCAGGAGTTTGTGGACTAATTTTTTCAGCTGCAGATTTAATTAAAGTTTGCTGGATGTCAGAGGTACTCATACCATCCGCAAATTTAATGTGAGCGCTAATAGCTGTATCACTTACTGAAACATCTAACTCTCTACCTAAGTCCTCTTTCTTACAGTTCTCTAGCATTGCGTGAATATTATCGATATTTAATGGATTCTTATCCCCGTTTCTCTTAGTTACTTCCATATGTATCCTTATATGTAATATTTATTGTATAAACTTCTTGGTCAATCGGCGCATACCGAATATACTTGCTCTCTAATCTCTNTNCAGTTNTCTNNACCNATAGCATCAGNANAATANGTNNCNAANTCCATAAGTTCATAGTTCTTATAAATATTAGCCGCACCAAATTCATTCAATGCTTGAATATATTTATACTTACCACTAATAGGTAAGCTTGCTGCTATATCAAAAGCAGAACCATACTGTTCAATCAGTCCTACTGCTCTTTTTGGCCCTATACCAGGGACTCCAGGTACATTATCACCAGAGTCACCACAAAGGCACTTGAAACTAATATACTCTCCCCTATCAACTTCATAATGTTCACTCCAATTATCTTTTGTTACCTCTTTTCTAGTAATATAGCTAAATCTACTTGTTTTGTCATCAATTAATAAATCCCAATCCCTATCAGTAGATATTAGCCAAATATTTTTATCCAGTATCTCAACTAAGTATGCAGCCAAGTCATCGGCCTCTACTCCTTCGTACTGTAATACTATAAAGTGCTCTTTTAGTAATTCTAAGGTATCATTGTAATCTTCCATAAAGTTAGCAAACTCTGCTGCTTCCTTTTCTGTCTGTTTAGCATATTTCGCCTTTCTATTACCTTTATACTCGGGAAGAATTCCTAGTCTATATCTAGAGCCTCCTCTTCCATCAGCTGTAATTATAACTTTATCAGCATTATAAGATGCTGCTAAAGATTGGACTGTACCTAAGTATGAGTCCTTAAAATGTCTCGTCTTAGCATGTTTATATCTAAAAGCTAAGTTTAAAGCATCGACAATCATTATGTTGTCTGTACTTTCTATCTCTTCTGAAAATGATTTCACCTAAAATCCTCCGTTTTCTTTGTTTTTAACCAATTATCGAATAAATATATAAACAAACATATTTCTTCTGTCGGTTGAAAAATTAACTCTGGGGTTATCATCTCTCCGTTTTCTGTCGCAATCAGCCATTTTCCTCTGTTCTTCTTGAATACAAGAATAGGTTCGGCTTTCATCTCTTCTGCCTCGCGCGTTGCTTGTGCCCAAAACTTTTCGAATTGTGAGGTTGAATCATTTAATAAATTCGAATGAATTTGATCTTCGGCATATGATTTTACCTCAATACAATACCTGTTGCGTTCGTTGGAGAGGTATACGTCCCCTTTAATATGTCCTGCTCCAGATAATGGAACTCGCTCCCAATTATCTAAACCAGTATGTTTTCGTAGTCTATCGCGGACTTTATACTCCGCGGTACGCCCTTTGGCCCTACTATCAATCATATTACTCTTTCATATTATGACCACATTCGGGGCATACTCCGTCATCTGGCATTTCACCTGACCAGCTACACTCAGAACAATCTACCTCAGCATCTTCAAGTATAGCCAGCTGTTCAGCTTCTATTTCTTCGTGACTTTTAAAAGTTCCATCAAGAATTGCTCCCATTACTTTCTTCACTTCTTCTAAAGGAGCTGCTCCCACACCAACGAACACACGCTCTGTATCTTTGAATACCATAACACTTGGGTAAGCATTGGTTTCTAAAAAGGGTTTTTCAATGTTCTTTGTGTCAAAAGACGCCCAACTCATACTTGGAGTACTCTCTACTATTGTTTCTAATTCTGGTACAAAGTGTTCACATACTGCACATGTCTTTGAATGCACAACTACTACTGCGAATTTATTACTTTCTACCCAATTTTTTACTTCTTCTACCGTTTCTAATATTTTCATTATCCTTCCTCTAATCTTGAAATTTTCTTTTCTTTAATAACTAATACCTTATTTAATAATGGGTGACTCCATTGATGAGACACCAAAAATGTATTAAGATCCATTTCTTCTAATAGTATTTCTACTAACTTCTCTTTTCCAAAGTCATCTAGTACATTGATAACTTCATCCAAGAACAATACGTTTATTCTAGTTTTTGATAGTGTTGCCATAAGAGACCTAATTGCTAATAACATAGCAGTATTTACTCTTGCGAATTCCCCAGAAGATAACGCTAATATATTGATTGGTACGCCATCATCAATAATAATCACATTTAATTTATCATTAGCAATATCGAAAGATAATTCAAATCTACCGTCTGATAACTCTCCAAGATAAGTATTAGTTAAAGACTCTAAATCCTTGACTAAGTTCTCAATCTTATAAGCAACAAGACCATTTGTACTAAATGCTTTCTTTAATACCTCAAGAATAGCATAATCGTCTTGTATATTTTTCAACTTTCTTTGTTTTTTCTCTAAATCTTCTATAAACTCACTAAGTTGAGAGGCTACGTAGTCTACTTCTGTATTATGCTTTGTTGCTTTAATATTATAAGCTTCAATAGCCTTTGCTGACTTTAATTGACCTCGTATAGCTTCTTCTAAGTGTTTTATTTCATCTTTTAGCTCTCCCTTGTCATTAACTTCTTCGGGTATAGAAATATCTATTAGATTATTATATTTCTCAAATTTTGTAATAACAGTTTTATGTTCTTGGTATATAGTATTAACGTGTTTCTGTACTGCTATGTCTTGCTCCAATAAAGAAATACTTTGCTCTGCTTTTTTAATTACCCCCAATTTTTCATCAATTATTGAAGTTTTAACTTCTTCATTAATGTTTTGCAGACAAGTAGGACAAGAATGTCCTAATTTCTGCAACTTGGCTTCAACTGCTTTTGCTGCTTGAATTCTACCTGTTAATGAACCAACTTCAGAAACTTTCTCATCATAGTTACTTGGCTCATCTGGACTTTTAGTTAATTCATTAAAATCAATATTATCTCTTATTGCTTTATATTGGTTATTTTGTACTACTTTTCTATTTAAAGAGTCTATGTCTTTTAAAGTATTTTTATTGACTGCTAGAGACTCTTGTATATCTTGGTCTACTAAAATAAGTTCTTTCAAATCTATTTTAGTAGTATCAAACTCTCTGTGCTTATCTGTCCAAGAAGATATAGTAGATATACTACCTTTTAAGTCACTAACTTCTTCTGCTACTGCTTTGTGAGCATCTTTAAATATATTAAACATTTCTATATACTTTTCTAGATTAAGTAGTTCAATTAAGAACTTCTTTCTAGTAGTATCGGTAGCCGTCAAGAATTGAAGGCTTGATGTGGTACTTTGATAGATTAACTGACTAAACGTTTTAAAATCTAATCCTAATATAGACTCAATCTGCTTATATGTATTAGTTGCTGTGTGAGAAGATATATCTTCCTCTCCATGAGTTAACTTTACTTTTAACCCTTTTGCTCTTGAAGATTCAATACGATATTCTTCTCCATTTACTTCGAAGTTTAAAGAAATAGAATATGTATCTGTATCTAAGTTTCTATTAACAATGTCAGCTTTTTTAATGCCTTTTGAATTTTTATTGAATAAAACTTCTTCAAGTATAATTGGAATACTGCTTTTACCAGTTCCATTTGTTCCAACTAATTGTGTCAAATTAGTTTCACTTAAATCAATACTGTTACCTTCTCCGTAGCTAAAGCAGTTATTCCATTTCAGTTGCTGCAATATAATCATGAAACACTCCTAAAATATTCTTTACTTTCTTGTTATTTAACTCTAACACCTTAGTTAGATACTCTGATAATTCTTCTTCAACCGATACACAATGCATTAAGTCTAATGCTGATTCTGTATTTCTTTTAACTACTTTTTTATCTAATAGCTCTGAATCACCATCAACTTTAGATAGTTCAGTTACATCACCTTCTAATTCATATATTGTATGATGAAACCCAGTTTTAATCATTTGGTCTGGGTGTGATACTGTTTGTCTAAGTAATTGAGGCATCCTAATAGATAGCCAACTCCATTCTAGTGTTTTATTATCAAATAATATTATCCCAGTATCAACTGGGTTTCTATGAAAAGAAGTAGTAACTGGGCTACCTGGATATACAATGTTTAGTTGAGAATTTTCATGGGAGTGTAAATCACCTGCTAAAACGATTTTCCATCTGTCAAACTTACTCAAGTCGATCTCGGGATGAACGTGTGGCGGTATTTGTCCTCTTACATGGGTCATTAGTACATTGCCCGTAAAATCTTCAGGTTTAAACGTCTTTAGCTTATTGTAAGGAATAATATCTATATTCTCTAACTTATAGTAGTCATCAATAATCTCTACTAAAGGGTTAAGGTGTGAAGTTACCTCTTTTAAATTTGTTAAGAAGGTAGTAGTTTTCTTTAATGCTTCATGATTTCCAGGGTATATAAGTGTTCTTATATTTACACCTTTTACAAAATCAAAATATAACTCTAACTCTTCTAAATTAGGTACTCTATCGAATAAGTCTCCTCCGATAACATGAATATCTACTTGTTTTTCTAACTTATATAGTTCTTTAAATAATATATTATATCTATTTAAAGCCCAATCTTTAGGTACGTTTTTCTGTCCTAGCTTTAAGTGCCAGTCTGCTGTAAACATTATCTTCAAGATTCTTTCTCCTGATAAAAAAGGCCCATTGAACTGACTGCTCAATAGGCCTTAGTAGGTTATCCTAGACTAGATTAACTCTGCTTCTACTTCGGCTGGAGCCTTTTCTGTGGCTGCCATACCTAAGATTCTAGTTTCAATAAAAGATCTCTGGTCATCCGATGATGGACGTTTCAGAATATTATCAATTGAATCAGCATCCTCAACAGTCTGCTTTTCGTCGTCTGTTAACGCTCTATTTTCTAATGCGCGTACTCTTAGTTTGTACTCTACATTATATGGTAAAGGGCCAGTCTTTTCTTTAGTAAACTTGATATCCCAACCACCTTCGCTGTCAGTAGGATCACCTAATCCTTCTTTTGCTTCGAATTTAATTGAATCAAATAGTTTACGTTTAAGATTAACTACTTTAGCTTGGCCATCTTTTAAATCAATGCCCCACATTACGTATGCCCATGATGGCTTCATACGTTCGCCTTTGTCGTCTTTAAGTAGCTTCTCTACCCAGTCTACCTCTTTGTTGTCGAATGTCTCTGTATCTCTATTATATGCGAGACACTCCATTGGAATGCGCTTACCATCGGAAGGATTACTAACCCAGTATACATAACGAGCTAAGATTCCACCGAATAATCTTACTTCGTTTTCTCCCTCATTGTATGCGTAAGTTGTAAATGAATTCTTCTTAGCTGCGCCTTGTGTTTCTCCAAAATTTAATGCCATGTTATTTCCTCGTATGTGAATGTTATTAAGTTGTTATTTATTGTTATTAAGCGATTACTCTTTAATTCTTCTTTAGAATATGGAGCAAACTCTAGCGGTAACGTTATAGTAGTGAAAAATGAAAAGTCTAAGTAATTCCTAAGACTGGCTAACTCTAAGTATTGAACAATCTGATCTAGGGGTACTCTCCGTCTATTTAGTATTAAAGGTTCTGGGTTAATTAAAAAACTATCCCCAGATAGTTCGTAGTATAACGGTGAGATCTTATACAGATGCCGGTTTGTAAGTATGTCCAACATTTTAAGCATAGTCTTTTTAGAACCATTACTTAAGGTAACCATACTCTCCCAGCTGAATCTAATCATTTAAATTTCCATTTTTCAAGATATATTATACCAATTTTTAAGCAATTTGTCAAGAAATATTTTTCAGTCGGTATCCCTGACTTATGTAAGTCCCTAACCTAGATTCAGCTTGCCTAGCGGCAGTTTTACCTTTTAGCTGTATGTCTACTATTATTGGGTCCAGTTTATTATCACATACTCTAATCACTCGCCCCATTAACTGTATTAATAAGGGTTCGTTATTAATTGGCGTTCCTAGTATAAGGCAGGATAACTCATTAAGAGAAATTCCTTCACTAAATATACTCTGAGTACCAAACAGTATCTCTTTCTCTCCACTTTTTATTTTGCTCATTTCTTCTTCTCTTTCTTCTTGACCTAGGTCTCCAGTAATACTAGTAGCGTTATCACCGCATAACTCACTGCAGGATTTAAGAAACGATACTCTATCACTAACTACTAAAACCCTATGTCCTTTGGCTGCGTATACGGAAGCAAGTTGCGATACCATATGCTGATACTCAGTATCAAAGGCAATTTGATTAACTCTAAGTGCCCAAGGTATAGAAGCCGAATCTGGAAATCTAACATCACTATGTACCCTAACAATACTTGGTACCATAAAGTTTTCTTTCTTCGGCTGAAAAACTATATTTCCAAAATAATCTTTAAAAATAATATGCTTTCCATCTTTACGTTTTAATGTGCCTGATAACCCTATTTTATATCTAGCTTTCATCTTATCGATAATTTTACTAAATGTAGGGGAACTGATGTGATGACACTCATCAATCATTATAGTACCAAAAATTTCTTCAATTTCTGATACTTTCTTGTTTAAGGTTTGAACATTACCAACTACTATAGGAGTACTAGTACCAAACTTGCCACTTCCTATAATATCAGGTTCAAACCCTAAAGTTTTCTTAATTTCTTTAGCCCATTGATTTCTTAGTGCCACAGTATGAGTAACTACTAAAGTCTTTTGTTTAAGGTTGGCTGCGATTGCTATTGCTGTAAAAGTTTTACCCCAACTAGTAAATGCGTTTATCATACAATTATCATCTACTTGTCTAAATATCTCTTTCTGCGACTCTCTGAGTTCTAATCTAAACTCTGGAAATTTTACAGCATTTTTTAATCTCTTGTCAATTATTTCATAGTCCTCGGGTATTAAGTCTAATCTACCAATTGGGATACTTGCTAAACTTGAGTTAACTCTAGCCATTGTCTTTATTACTTCTGGTGGAATATCAAATCTATAAGCTGGTATAGTATAGGTTAATTTCTGATCTAACTCTGCTTGAAACTCCGTGTCGGCTGTAAGGTAAATTCTATTTGTTAGTATAGCTTTTTTCATAGATTTTTATCCTCTAATTAATTCATATTAATGTCTTGTTCAAATTCTTTTAAACGTATAACAACTGATTTAAGTTCAGTTACTGTCATCCAATTTTCAGTAAAGAAGCTCATACTTTCATGTATCTTATCAAATGCATTACCAATTTGAATAAGTGTTCCTAGTGTAATTGCACCTGCAAAGAATTGAGGACTTGCTATTAAGTATGGAATTACCACTCCTGATTGAAAGTATAAGTTCTCCCATAATGAATAATACTTATAATTATCGTATAGCTTATAGTAGTTTATCTTTAATGTATCAAACATAGTGAATAATGATTTATTAGTATAAACATCTTTCTCATCCTCACAATGTACTAATGCCTTTCTGAAGTGTGCTTCTACTACTTGATTAGCATATTCAAGTCTAGGTAACTTACGACCTACTATTGCTGAAACTGCTAGTCCTCCGATACTAATACCTAATGCTATCCAAATCAAATAGCCAGGAATACCAAATCCTTCACTTAGAGTCCATAAGACAGGAAGGAAGAATACTAGAATCATAATGGCTTTAATGAACCCTTCTCCAAGTACCCACACGAACCATGCAAATTTTCTTGTATCTTCTTGTATACGTTGACTAGCACCTTCTGTATGACTATCCATTGCTTTCCATTTAGGAATGTATAGCTTAGTCATAGCTTCACGCCATCTGAAACTAAATCTATTCCCAATAAATTGCGTATATGCGAATAAGAAGATTGCTAGTAGGGCTAATGGAACGAACCCCCACGTGGTCACATCATAAGCTAACAGATCACCTCTGTTTATGAAGCTCTCTAAGAAAGCTTCTTGATTCTTATTCTCAAGAGAGTCATAAAAAACCTTATACCAATCATTAAACTGTCTTGTTAAATAGGCTTGAAAGCCCACTAGAAAGGCGAGGAAAGAAAGTGTCGCCCATGCGTAGACTTTATCAGCCCCTTTAAAAAAAGATTTAAACATTTATATACTCCTCTGACCATCTATTATCTGGACATTTATATGATTCTTTATTTATAACTAAGTTTAAGTAAGCCATTGATCTAAAACATATAAATACCTTTGGTAACTCAGTCTTTATTCTATAAGGACATTGTATACATACCCTATACCTCTCTAGTGGATTAATCACTGTATAGTTCTATTAGTAATAATACTAAAAATATAGGAATAGATACTATACCTAGCATTACTACTCCAACTGCTAATAGGAAAAGTAAAACTATAGCACTTGACTCTGAGAATACTTTTTCTAAATCAATCTTGTTGAATTTTTCTTTGGTTCTTTGCATAAGTCCCATAATAAATAACCTCCAGATTCTTTTAAAACTCCTATATACTTTAACTCTGGGTCAAGAGGGAAGTCTAACTTAAAGGGAGGTAACCCCTCTCCTTTAACTACAGACCCTGCTCCATCCACATATTTAACGTATTCTATAGGCTTATATATTAGAGGTACATAATGAGTCTTATTGTACTCAAATAATGTACCTCTACTATCTATCCATTTGTATGCTTTACCGTTTAACTGTATAACATCCCTAACACTATTGACAGCTTTGGTCAATCTATATAATACTTCATCGTCTATCCTTATTCTACGAATACCTAAGGTACTACCCTCTAATGAAGTATCGTCTATTATTTTATCCCCATACTTATCTCTAATAACTAGCTTAGTACCTTCATTACGAATATACTCAGCTGTTCTAATAGGGTATACGGGGAATAGTAATTTAGACCAATTCACTGTACTGTTTTTCAAACTTACCGAATGAGTAATCATCTCCAATTTCTACATCCACACCGATTGGACTACCTGCAATAGATAACCCACGATCTTTTTGAGTAAACTCTGCCATTTTCTTACAGAATATCTCTACTTGATCTTCTCTTACGTGTGCTACAATTGAATCGTGTACTAGAGCAAAGATATCCCCATCAATACCTTCTTCTTTCATCCAATTATGGGTTTCAATAGCTGCTAATAGATTGATATCACTAGCCACCGATTGAACTAAGAAATTAATACCTGATCTTATTTCATGAGAAGCAATTCCTTGGTCTCTAGACTTAACATTAGGTAATCTTCTTTTTCTTCCCAATAATGAGTAAATACTTCCCTTTGCTTTAATTTCTTCTTTAGAAGTATCAAGCCATAGCTTTAATGTTGGGAATGTTTCAAAGTATTTATTAATAGTATCTTTGGCTTGTTGTATAGAGAAAGGTTTTCCACTATCCTTTGTTACGGTTTGAGATACTTTAGCTGGGCCACTACCATACATAATTCCGAATGTAATAGCTTTAGCAGCTTGTCTAGCCGTAGGATTATTATTTTTTACATCTTCAACAGCATCTCTTAACCCGAATACCATTTTAGCAATAGTAGAGTGTAAGTCACCGCCGGTTTTAAATACATTCTGTAATTTAATATCATTACTAAGGACAGAGGCAACATAGACTTCAGCAGTTGCTAAATCCTGCGATACAATTTTATAACCTGGTAATGCTTTTACACACCCTTTAACAGCAGCATTATCTCTAGGTAATTGCTGCATATTAATCTTTCCACTACTTGATAATCTTCCTGAAGTAGTAGAAGTTAAATTAAAGCCAGTTCTGATTCTATTATCGGCATCAAGCTCAGGTATAATCTTATCCAAATATGTATTCTTAATTTTAGTTTTTTGTCTTATATCAAGAATTACCCCAGGAATAGCATGCTCAGAAGATAACTGTTTTAATACATCAGCATCAGTAGATTGAGCACCAGTACCAGTTAATTTACCTGTAGGAGTTAATCCTAAGTAATCAAATAGTAGTACTCTTAGTTGCATTACACTATTTGGGTTAAAAATCTTACCTTGAGCCTTTTCAAATGCGTGTATCTCAGCATATTCATACAACTTATCTTTAGCTTTAGTAATTTCCCCTTCCATTAGTTTCTGAACTCTTTCTAGTCTACCAATATCGAAAGGAATACCATTTTGTTCTACATCTTTTAAGAATATCATACCAGGTACCATAAGTGTTTTATATACCTTCTTTAACGCATCTGACTTCACGATTAGATTAGAAAACTTATTGTATAATTCATATGTAACTGCAGTATCAATTGCAGCATACTCAGATAGAATATCGAAAGGAATTAAATCATATGTAAAATCTCCTTTCAGTATCTTATGGTCTCTGCAATACTTTACTCTAAATTCATCTAGAGCTTTATCATAATCTCCATAGTCTGTATACTTCATAGCCAATTGTTTTAGACCATGAGAACCCTGTGTTTCATCCAATACATAATGCATTAGCATAGTATCAGATACTTTAGGAAACTCAAATCCAAAATGATACTCAAGCATCTTTAAGTCAAACTTAGCGTTATGAAATACTACTAGTCTACTGGAGAACAAAGCTTGCATAAGTCTTTCAGTGTCCTCTCCAATACATTCGGTAGATATGTAAACACCTTGTTTACCCTTATGTGAAATGCTAATGCCCAGTACGTAACCGTCTCTCGGGTATAAAGCCGTTGTTTCCGTGTCACATGCAATAAATTTAACTGCATCATCCTCGAGTACCGATCGAAGATATTCATTTGCCCTTTTTTCATCTGTTATGCCCTCAAAAGTACCAGATACAGTTGGCGGCTTCTCGCCTGCTATATATCCGTGTAGTTTACCCAATGTTTTATCCCAAAGAGGTTTAGCTTCGGGCTTAAAACTTAACATTGCAGGATTAATCATAGGGATAAATTTATCATCTACTAGATGCCCTGCAAACTCTGTAACTGAACTTATACCTGCAATATATTTAGCAGCTTCAGAACCGATTAGTACAACAAAATCGTAATCATCGGCACTAAACTCTAAGTCAACATCCCTCTTTAGTAATTTTTTTACCTTCACAGAGGACAGGTGATGTTGTTCAAAATCAAAATTGAAAAATCTATCGTATCTAACATTGTTAGGATTTTTATCTACTACTGCAACTTTCACTATCTTCTTCTCCTTTTTTTATTTTCCAAAGAGATATTATATCGTCTTTTAAGGAAAATGTCAAGACTTAATCTTGTTTTAACATATTAATAATGTGATTCACTTGCGTCTGATTAAGCGAACCAGGGTCTAATCCTTCTTCATTCTGTAAACTCATGCTCTCTATATCCACAATAAAATCTTCTTCAAGAAGTCTTTTTGCTTCTATTGCGCCTGCTAGTCCAGCTCCATCCCCATCAAACATAACCCATATCTTAGATACACCTTGAAGTTTTAATGCTCTCATATTCTCTACATTGATATTTTTAACCCCTAGTACTGCTACAGCATTTGGGACTCCTTTATCAATTAAATTTAGAGCATCAAATATTCCTTCAACTAAAATTATACTTCCATACACAGTTTTAACTTTCGCTGGGAATAATGGCAGTTCTACATTAGCTGGGCTAATATTATATTTAGGGTCGGCATTACTGTTTACATATCTACCAATAAATGCCTTAATCCTTCCTGTAATATCTTTTAATGGGAATACTACTCTACCTACATGTTCAGAGTCGTTATGAGTAAATGCTCCTACACTTATGTAAGTTTCTGCTTTAATATTTCTATAATCTTTATTAAAAGGTACAGAATTAGATGGTATAGATAACCCTATTGAGGATTGTCTAATTCTACTAATTTTATCTTGTAGCTTCTTTACTTTAATATTCTGCCAATCTCTAGATACATTGTATAGTTTAAATACGTTTCCCTTAAAGCCACAACTAAAGCACTGGTAAGACCCAGTTAACTTATCGATGTGCATACTAGGGTTATTATCTTCATGCTCTGGATTTAGACATCTAACTACATAATCCTGCCCTTTTGGGGTAAAGGATATTCTTCTATCATTTAATAATTCTTCTACATTCATATATTTTTACCATGGTAAGTCATCTTTATCTCTAGCACCTGCTTTTCTTTTTGGAAAAGGAGACGTATCATCATCATCGTCATCTGACTTCTTACTAGGTTTAGGAATATCAACTGGAGAAATCTTTAAAGAATCCCAATCAATAGGAGAGGTAAACTCAACTTCAGGTCCCGATCTAGTTTTAGTAGATGTTAAAGTTATGGCACCATCTTCTTTAGTATGTGACTCTAATAAGAAGGCAATATCAGGTGAATCTAATAGTCCTTTGGAAAATCTTGCTTCACCTTTTTTATCAATCTGATAAGGACTTATCATAACTAAATCATGCTTACGACCATACTCTTTTAGCTTCTTACTTGCAAAGATTTGGCTCTTCCAGTCGTATATATCTCCGATACCAGTATCAACTTGGTTTACATAGTCAACTACACATAGGGTTAAACTATCTCCGAATTGTGCTTTTAATTTTTGTAACTGTACATCTATAGATGTTAAGCTTAATTCTCTATCATCAATAATTACTATCTGGTTAGCAGGCTTAATGGTACATTCAGATAATAACTCCTTTTCAAATCTTATTGGGTCTTGGTGTTCCCCATACTTTGTATACGCCTCGTCACTATCCTCGAACATATCTGCTCGCATTTTTACTAATTTCTTATATTGTGCTTGACTCAATGTATTCTTTTTAATATCAGAAAAAGGTATCCCTGTTAGCATACTACTAATTCTTTCCATCGTTTCATTGGCTGTCATCTCAATAGTAAATAGTACCGCCGTATTCCCCATTAAATATTGGTTAGCTACCATGTTTGCACTTACTAAAGATTTTCCAGAGCCTCTTTCTCCACCAATCATAATATAATCTTGTCTGAAGGCTCCGCCCCACTCTCCATCGAAAGTGTTATTAATTCCTAAATAAATCTGTTCTTGTTTCTTAGCTTCTATATCTTTGAATAAACTAAAGTTATCCATAGTTGTGACAACTTCTGCTGTAGAAGTTTGTTCGTCTAACTTCATAACTATTTCAGACAGACTGTGTTTAATATCTTCAGAGTCCATTAGGGTTACTTTGTCTACATAATCATCAATAAGATTTAAAGCTGTATTTTGAGTATATTGGTCAATTAAAGCATCAATTGCTAAGTCTAAGTCTATATCTGGTACATCTTCTAAATCTTCTAATGCAACGATATCTTGTCTTAGTACTTCATTTCTTGCTTTAGTGTTTAATTCTTCAAAGTTTGGTATATCATTATAGTCTAAATAATATCGCCTAATCGAAGAATATATAGAGTTATATGCTGAATCGAAAAAAGCTAACTTTATTCTCGCCCAACCATCAAGGCTCTTTTCATTGACCAGTTTGTGAAGTACAACTGCTCCAATATCCATTATTCAACCTTTTTCTCATTATCCATAATAACTTGACATAGTTCTTCACCAAGTTTTCTATGCATTTCCTTCCTAAGTTCATTTAACTTGCTATCATATAATGCTCCTGAATCGTACAGTAACTCCAATTGTTCCTGGGTTATTAGTTGTTGGATTCCAAAATAAATTAAATCCCAAGGATCATTGCTGCTAGGGTACACTTTAACTTCTGTACCTGGACCATACAAGTGCAGATTACGTCTAACAACTTCATCTGAAGTTAGACTTTCTATATCAGCGTATTTTATTACCACTTTCATAATAATCTCCAAACGAAAAAATGGGGGATTCAACGTCGTATTGAAGCCCCCAAATTATTAACTAATAATTAAGCTGCGGCAGCTGCGTTCTTAGCGGCTTTTTTAGCTCCATCATAGTCTGCACAAGTAACACCACGACGTGTTAACATTGTTTTAACACCACGAACAGTCTTTTCAATAGACTCAGCAATTTGCTCTACAGTCATAGCAGAGATATCGCCTAATGCACCTAATGCATCAATTTTAGTTGCAGCACGAGATTCTTTTTGCTTAGGAATTGAATCAATCTCACCAGCACGTAGGAAAGACAATGCTTTACCACGAACAGAGTTAATTGACTTACCTAATGCGTCTGCAATTTCTTCAACGTAGGCAGAGTTACCAACCATTTCTAAGAAAGTTGCTTCTTCTGCAGTAGTATATGTACGTGCTACTTCAACTTTCTCAGCTGGCTTAACATTAGCTGTTAACTCCATAGAAAGTAGTTTACCTTGGATACTCTTTGAAGAGTATTTGCCGTCTGCAAATGCTTCAGCAATTTGTGCGTATGTGTATGCACCAACATTAGCTTCAACAAAATCACGTAAAGCGATTTCTTCTGTGTCTGTAAATGCTTTTTTAGATACTGAAGATGCTAATTCAACGTCATAACCCATTTTACGTAGCTTAGAGCTAATAGATCTTGCAGTAGTTTCTAGTGTATCTGCTGCTTCTAATACTGTTGCTTGTGAAATTGGTGTTACATCACCAACATACTCTACTAATGTGTTTGTACGGTCTTCAGTCCATTTTGGGATATTATTACTCATAATTCTTTTTGTTCCTATTTATTATTTTAAATTAAATTAACCAATTGTTTGATTGTCACAATTGGAATGTTAAGAGATTCGGCCTTTGTTCTCTTACTAGAACTCTTTCCTGTCTCATCTACTAAATAATCTGTATTCTTAGATATTGAGGTAGTAACTTTAAATCCTAGACTCCTAAGATATTCGCCTGCCTCATTTCTATTTTTAAAATCATCTAACTTTCCCGTTATCACTGCTGTTAAGTCTAATACTTCGACAACAGTGTCTTTTTTCTCTGGGGACTTAAATGTAAACGGTAATACATCTAAGTTTCCAACGAACTCTTTGTCTATCCAAGATAGTAGAGAGTCGCATGCCTTAGGCCCTAACCCAGCATCTGTGCAAGTCTTATGCGTAATGTCATCTATATGATGTACTTTATCTGTGATTTTTCTTGCTGCCGTGCTACCGATTAGGTTTATTGAAAAGGCATTGAGTAACTTATCTAAAGACGATTCTTTTGATAGTTCTAGTTGATTCGCTAGTTTAGTACCTAGCTTATCTCCTATTACATTAATCATTTCTTGGATAGACAAGTTGTATAGGTCAATAACTGTTGAAATGCCTAGTTTCTCTATCGTCTTCGGTCCGAGTCCTTTTATCTTTAGCACCTTTGAAAAATGCTCTAATTTTTTGGAACTTTGCGCCTCACACAATGAGTTTCTACAAAATAACTGGTCTTTCACCAGTTCCAAACTACTACCACAAGAAGGGCATGAGGTTGGTGGATTAATTGGTTTACATCTCATAGTTATTCTTTCATTTTATAATAGTAATTATACTTTAAATTCAGCTGAATGTCAAGAATTAAATTTTGTCAGGTAGAGTAAAATTTCTTTAAACTCGTTTTACAATCATTGGAATAATCTTTCCACTTCTTATAACCTCAACTCTACACCCAATTTCCAAATCTAGACCTTCAATATATGCCATGTTATTCAAAGTTGCCCTTGAAATATTAGCATCATCTATATTAATCGGGTCTAGGATTGCTACGGGGGTAACCTTACCACTTTTCCCTGTTTGCCAAACTACATCTAAGAGGGTAGTAATAACACCCTCTTCTCTAGTTTTTAGAGCATAAGCTCCTCTAGGGTGGTGGGAAGTAAATCCTAATTCTTCAAATCTAGGGTTGTAATTAACTCGAAATACTTTTCCATCTTCTGGAAACATACTCCAATCACCATTAGTTACTGTATTGAACCCTGCCGCTTCTAGTATATACATATCATTAATATATGTAGTGGTAGAGGCGGGTTGAGCATTATATGCTATAAAAGTTAGCTCTCTTTTTGAAAACTCATTCACGTCTTTTAGATTGAGTGCTCCAGCTGCATAGTTTCTAGCATTAGAAATCTCTTTTGGAGCCACTATCTCTCCAGTCACTTGTAAGTCATCCCAGCAAGATAAATTTAAAGGTATAATGCTATCTGGAGACATAAACTTATCAGTAATATCTACTCCTGCTTTACCATCCCCACGAGTAATAACTTTATATAGTTTTCCTCCTTTATACTGAATAGCAATAGCTGCACCATCCAATTTAGTAGTTTCAATTACTTGACCCCCTAAATCTGGAGCTGTACCCTCACCCTCAAATACTTTTTGAAGTGAGTATAACGGGAACATATGTTCAACTCTAGCATCTGGGTTATATCCCACTTTCTCGTATTTCTGAGTTTCGGCTAGGTTATCAAATTCTGTATCGGTTAAAAAAGGCTTACCTTCATAGTAAGCCTTTGCTGCTTCGTCTAGTAATTTATCATTCATCTGGGTATATATCCTTTAGTATTCCTGAAAAGTGTTTTCTTATTTGTTCCTTACTCTCTGCTAAAGACAGTATTTCTACTAAGGCTTCGAAAAGTAACCCTGTGCTTACTAAGTTTAGAGGAATAGTTATCCCTTCCTTAGTAGGCTTCCAGTCCCCTTCAAAGTCAAGATAATATTTACGCATACTAAAATACTCTACACCACGAAACTGTGAAACAGTTACATGAACTTGTAGAAACTTATCTGAATCTTCGTAAATTACCTTTTCGTAGAAATCTTCTTCTTCCATTGAGTTCTTACCATGTACGTCCCATTATTGTATTTAATGGTATAACGTTCTTAATTCGAGTTGGGTCTAACTGCTTATATGAATCAGTATCCCAGCAAAATAATAAAATATTACTTTCTCGTTTTGTTAGTTTATTTGTCTTTGAGCATATATACTCATTGTCAAAGTTCATAGTACATATATTATACTTTGTACGGTTAGAAACCGGACTTTTGTGTATAATACATGCATCATTTGCCCCTTCCATGTGGGCTATAAAGGTTTTTTTATTCATTGTTAAGCCTGATACCAAGCTCTTTCAAATGTTTTAGACTACCAAGTTCATACCAAGGTTGATATGCAAATCTAGCGTTGTTGCCGTATACCCAAATTCTATATACTTTGCCATGTAGTTTGTCTACTTGGGCTAACCCATTATCACTTACTGAGCCCTTAAACTTCGATGAACCTACTATTGAAGCAGTTGAATTATACCTTGCAGACCAAACAATCTCTCCTGCGGTATAATCTTCTGTAATAATTTCGTCTGGTATTAGTTCTGGATGAAAATAATCAGTACCAATACCTCTAAGAGGCACACTGTTGTTTGTTAATATACTTTTGACAAACCCTGCAGACCTATACATTCTTTTTGATATATCTGCAATTGGGTCTCCCTCAATATACTCTTGAATAGCACGTTTAGTTTCACTTTCTGTAGCTGATTTACCACGATTGCGTTTCTTCATTTTAGCAATAAACGCTAGGGTTTCTTCGTACCCTTTTACTATATTATTTAGTCGAGTTGTATTATATGTAATATTTAATATTCTACACGCTTCTTTTTTAGTAATGGGTTTATCTGCTGTTAATAAGGATAATACGTACTTTAATGTATTGTCATCTAATTTCTCAGATGCTTTAGCCTTTACACGTCTGCCTGCCATAAGTTAACCCTCGTTAGCTTTAGTCAGTACACCTGCCATATATTGGGCTGCTTTGCCCGAAAGTTTAGAAATGATATCTGTGTCTGGCTCTTGTCCAGTATCAGAGATTGCGGCAATTAACGCATCATGGCTATCTTGCTTAGATACGCGTTTAGTTCCGCTAGTTGATGAAGAAGACTTAGTTGCTGCTTCTTTTTTGATATATACACCTGCTTTGCTAAGAATCATTCGTACTCCGTTCTTAGATTGACCTAGTTGGTCAGCGATGTCTCCTACAATCTCCACTGATGTCTCTGCTGTTGGATTTGCATCCTCGTACATTTTAATTGCTTCTGCTCTACTGTCGTCGTCCCATGCCATATGAGTTTCTCCTTTGTTGGTTTAAAATATTTTCTTGAAATTTATCAATTTCAAAAAGATATTATACTTCAATTTAAGGATTTTGTCAAGAAGTAATTTAAGCTGTGCAGCTCAATACTCTATATTTTTATTTGTAGGTTACTACCTCTATCTCGTCGTCAACTGCTAATGCTGCAGATATACTTACTGTGGTTCCGTTTGTTGCGGTGAACTCTGACTTTCTTAGCTTCAGTCTATTTATAAATACCATAACAAAATTAGGATCATATGTTGTTGCACTACCTACTACCACATAGGAGTATTCTGTAGTAGTAGGGTCTACTACTGTAATAACATCTGACTCTTCATATACATTTAATGAAGTAGTAGTTATAATATCTTGTAACGTTGAGCCTTCTACACCTGCTTGCCAGGTACTTGTAGCTTCATTGTAGTGAAGTAAAGCATCGGGGGCTGTGCCTCTCTTTATTCTAAATCCGGCGAAACCGTCGGATGCACCGTTCCCAGTTTCTCCTTGGTTTAACTCTATCTCATTATCTCTGAACTTAAAGCTTTTAGTAGTAAATACTACATCAGCCATGAAATTTAATGCCATACCTTACCCTTTAGCTTAATTAGTTGATAACCTGTTACTGTATCTTATTATTTACAGTTCTATCCCTATATTATACAATGGGGTAACCACAATGTCAAGGAAAATTTTTTATACCTGAGGGGCAAAAAAGCCCGCTATAAAGCAGGCTTTCGATTTACTCTAAATTGTAAAGTTTACTTACTAGTAAAGATATGGTAAATTACGGCTAATGACGCCAAACCTACGAGACCAGCATTGCCAAGCGCTGCGATGATACCAGTAATTGTGCCGATAATGTCGCCACCGATGAATGGCACTGTGCCACCAAATATTACTTGTAATACGATTGCTAGTGCGATTAATGCCACACCTGCTTCTGTTCCGGCTTTGATCCAGCCTACGATTTTATCTAACATAAAGTTTTTCTCCGTTTATTAAATTTTGTCTACTTAAATTTATCTACATAGACAATTCACAATTATACCAGACTAATTAAAATTGTCAAGTTAAATTTTTCTTACGTATATGAGTAAAATTTGATGAATACATATATTTGCTCGTCGGCGCGAGCTGAAAATCGTTGACTGCTAAAGTTTTGACACTAATTGCGATCATGATTGGCATTTTTTCGAAGTTTTCCGGTTAATTGGTCATATTTGCTTTGTACATCTAAATATGCTTTTTCGGCAGCTATACGTGCCTGCTTTTCTTTACTATACATGTCGATTAGTGACTCTCCACTAATAACTCTGTCGTAAATACCTGAATTTTGTGCCATAAGTTTCATTTTCCTGTAATATCCTCTCTAAGTAACTCTTTACACATTTCTTCAGCAGATTCCGCAACTGCGAAAGCAGTAACATTATCTTTAGTTAATCTTTGTATCTGTTTTAGTAATGTTTCTATACCTTTTATCTTAATTTTACATTCTTCAAATGTATGCATACCAATTCCCCTCTTTATTTTATTTTATTTTTTCCATAACTTACTCCATACTTCTTTGCACCAATATCCTCTATCTTTTTGTGTTAAGTAAACTGCAAAAACAATTATACTCGCTAATAGTATATTTTCTATCATATATTTCTCCTTAATTGAAAAAGGGGCTTTAACGGCCCCTTCTTTGTTTACTATTTAGTGATTATAAGCTACTGCAACAAAGTCTTTATCAGTCTCATTGAAGTAGTACTTGTTTTTCGCATCAACGTAACCTTTAGCATAAGCATCTGCTTGCCCTTTAGCGTAAGCGTCTGCTTGTCCATCAAATTTACCTTCAGCTTTACCAGAAGCTTGGTTATCGATCTTGTTCTTAGTATTAAAGTTGAAACCGAAGTCTGTGTCATTTACCCAGTTGCTAGCACCGTTAAATGGACCCCAATTACTCATACCGTTGAATGGACCTAAGTCAGAACCTGACTCAAAAGGACCCCAGTTAGAGCCTGAGTCAAAAGGACCCCAGTTACTATTGTTGTTGTCGCCAAAGAAACCAGCGTTAGCAGTTAAAGCAGTTGTTAAAAGAAGTGTTGCGATTGTAATTGATTTTTTCATTATATTTTCTCCTCAGAAAGTTTTGGTGTATCATAAGTTAGTCGTTTTATTAGAGAGGTCGATCCTTTCCTCTTTAGCTATATTAGTCGCGCGCTAATACAGTTTTCAGAATTTTATTAGTATAAATACTCTTTAGAATACTTATACTAATAAGGGGCTTTTACACCCCTTAGGGTTTAGAACGTTACAGTAATACTTGCACCAATCACACCATCAGTGTTCTCAGTTTTAGTATATGTATATTCCATAGCACCGCGCTCTATTTCAGCTACATAGGTGTTAAGGTCATTCTTATCGATATACTTACCAGTTACCATACCCATTGAAGTATTAGTCGATAGTACTACACCAGCAATAGTTTTGCCATTTTGTGCGTCTGAGATATCACCAAGAATACCGTCATCTTGAGTAATACCAGCAGTATCCTCTACATCAATCACAACTGCAGTTATATCAAATACTTTAACACCTGCTACACCTAAGCCTGCATTTACAGAGACACCAGTATTTGTACCAGTTGCAGTCTTTTGACGCTCAAGGTTTATATCAAAGCCAAGCATATTAGTAGTAGCTGATACAAATCTATCAGAACTAGCCATATCTTGCACTCTAAAGTTAGTTCCAGCTAGTGCCCCACTAAAATCTAGAGCAGCGTTAGCATCCCCAGATACTTGACTTACAGCAACTCCAAATCCTCCAAGACTTGTAGAAACTTTCAGCTTGTTAGCAGCAGTTGATTCGGATTGTAAAAGTCCTTTACCTTTTTGACCTTTGAATAATCCACCTTTAAAATCTAATCCTTCGATTTTAGTTTCAATAAACATTTGAGTACTAGTAACTGCAGCTCCACCCGCTATATCTTCAAATGTAGCAGTAACGCTTGTGCCTTCTGATACTGTACCTACTAATTTTAAATCTAAGTCTTGAGCATACGTTGCTCCACCCGGGTTACCTTCAGTAAATGTACCCTCATAGTTACCACTAATTTCGACACCAGCTATAGCTGCCGTCATTGTTGTTGCCGTTAAAACAGCAATTAAGTTCTTGTTCATATTTTCCTGTATTATAGTTAAACAAAATAAAATACGTCATTATACTAGACGTAAAAAATAGGCGGTTTAGCGCCTAGTATTAGTAGGTTACTCCCACTAATTAGGTTACTACTTAATTTCTGTTTTAAGAAATGAAGCAGTTAAATTTATTACAAAGTGTTTTTGCAAATATGGAAATATTATAGGAAACATCAATACCGGTATAAATATACAGACAAGGAAGAACCATACTATACTACCAACAAAAGGCCTTCTACTAACAATATTTTCTTCTTCCATACGTCTGGTTAAACAGACAGCGGGTAGAAATATATTGTATATAGATAGTAAAGAACCTGATATCGCAAAAACTACATAATATTGTAGCCATTCAGTCATTATTTAAATTCACTATTTTAAAGATTAATATGATAGCCACTTAGTGGCCTCTAACTCTAACAGTTATATTTAGTAACATTAATAGTATATTTAAACTTTTACTTGACGTTTATATACATACCTGTGTTCAATAAAACCTATCTCGAATACTATATTCTCAATTATTTTATAATGATAACACACTTATACATAAATGTCAAGTCTTATTTTTGCTAGGTCTACTATTTATTCAGACCTAGCATACTTATTTTATAATTACGCCTCTTTTATATTATCTGTGTTTATTAATGGTTGTTCCCCATCTGTTGATAATGCGAACTCTAAGCTATGAATTATCTGAATAATACTTGCTAATTCTGTTGATATATCTTCCTTAGCTTGGTACAGTTCTAACATTCTAAGTTTTTGCTTAGTAATTTGCTCCTCTACTTTACTAGTATCCATTATACACACCCCGTTGGTTGAGGCATACCACCATACTTAGTAATAGGCTTCATTGGACCAGTTAACCACTCTTTAAATAAGGTTTTCTTATCAATTCCAACCACTTTAGCAAACGTTCTGATTGGTGGTACTGATGAGTTCTCTGAAAAGTAATCTCTTGCTGCAAGAATTTGAACTACCATACTAGCAGTTAATTCTAAATCATCTTCTTTTGCCATCTCGTGCATAACTTCTTCAGACCAAATAGTTGGGTCTTCTAAATACCCATTTCCAGTTCTATCTAACATAATTTAACCCCTTAATTTGTCTAACTCTTCTGCACTTTTCGTACGTTCTTTATAACCACCTCTATCTGATACGGATTTAGTATCATATTTACGATTCAAAGGATTATCCACTAATGACTGTTCATAGGTTCCGCCAAAGGCAGGCCGACTAGAAGCTGCTTCCTCTCGTGTCATTGGTGTACTACTGTAAGCATGTACTCTCATACCTTTATCATTTGTATATAAATTCTCGTTCATTCCTTCTTCAAACATTGTTCTATCTCCCTTAGATTTCTCTTCTTCGTTACTCACGAATTTTAACATAAACATTATCTGTAATATCTGCTATAACCAACCCAATAATCTTTAGTGTACTGTTTAGTATTAGCACTATAATGATTATATCCAGTAGGTATATGAGTATACCTATAGTTATTATTATCAAATTCATCTACAAAATTACTTGCTTCTTTAATAAACCATCTTGGTTCCATAAAGGAATATGGATTAAATCCAAATATACCTCTATCACTACCATAATAGTTATTCCCAAAAAATCCTGCTGATGCATTACCCATTGTTACAGCTAAAGCTGCTGCTAATATTACTTTTTTCATTATCTTCTCTTCTCTGTTGTTAAAATTGTGTGGTGGGCCTACTTGGACTTGAACCAAGGACCAATCGATTATGAGTCGATTGCTCTAACCAGCTGAGCTATAGGCCCTTAAAAGGATTTAGTATCTGGTCCAACGTTACGCTATCATCACCTACTTTACTTTGTGATATTAACTTCTCTATACCCGACAAAAACTTTATCCTAGAGTCTATAGCCTTTACAGCATATTTTTCTGACTCTACTATTTTTTGCGGGTCTCCTTCGCATAATGATTCTAATAATCTTTGTGCTGCTGGGCCATGTTCATCTCCGTCTAACTCTATATGTCTTTCTAGATAGTACTTAAACCTAGGAGCTTCCAATTGTGTTCGTTTAAGAACAGATGAAAACATAGTAGGTATAACGTTCTCTCTACCATGTAAGAACGTTGCCGCTATTACATGGGATTTTTTGGTATTTATAAACTCAAAAGTGCTAACGAGAAACTCGTATGCTACTTTATCTTTTCTTTCCAATACTGCCATAGCAAATCCAAGTCCATCGGTTCTGATATGTCGTATAAATCTGTCTATATTAGAAGTATCGGCCCCAATTTCATACATACCTTGTAAGTATAAATCAAAATGTGACACTCTACCTGTACCTCCCATAGCAACATCAGATTCCTCATATAAAACTATTTCATTTATTAGGCCTGCTGTGTTATCTTTGGTACTTTTTATTGGCATCCATAGATCAGTTGAGGGACATATATGGTTCTGTAGTGACTTAACTAAAGACATGAAGTCCCATACTGCGAATACGTGCGTCTCCATGAATATTTTTAGACTCGGTAAGTCTAAGCTATTTTTATTTGATAATAAACTATGCTCATATAGTTCTTTAGTTTTACTCTCTACACTCATTATCTCTACTCAGGTTGGAGCGGATAGTCAGAATCGAACTGACCTTCATGGGTTGGAAACCCATTGTATTACCGATATACGATACCCGCAAAATAAAGCGAACTAAGCTAATCCCGCCAAACTCTTAGTTCATGGGCTCTCCACTCACACTAGGTGGGGAGGTTGTAGAGCCCTTTCCCTTAACAGTGTCCTTCTATTTTATTCCCCGAAGGACAGGGGAGTATACTATGCTACCTCGGCTTTAAGAGCGTTAAAGCTCACCATGATAATACCTATGAGAAGACTAAATCTCTAGGAATTAGGAATTATAAAGGCCCCGGACTTCCCTAGTAGCTAGGATAGGTGGTCAACCTGATTTTTCTGCCATAGTATAAACTAAATCATCATTCAAGAACTGGAATGAATCAATTAAACTACCATCTCTTTCCCATACGTCAATAATAATACCACTATTGCACGAACTTTCTCTAACCTCTACAGAATAGTGGTCAGTATTTAACACGGATCTATTCTCTTCTAAATTTGTTGTTTCTATTTTCATTGTGTATATTATACAGTGAAATGACCAAAATGTCAAGTATTATTTTCTGTTACCTGCTTTAAAAATACTTCTGATATTTTCTTTACTAGGGTTCTGTTGTTGAAACCTCTTAGTAGCATCCTCTTTACTTGATGCTTTAATAACATAAGCCTTCTCTTTGACAGTGTAAACTATCCAGTCAGTCAGCATCGTCCCCTACTTCATCGTCTGGGAACTCATTTGGGCCAAGTTTACCGAACTCTGCGTTTTCATCTTCTTCACTCCTACCGCACCAGTTACATTCTTCTCCTTCGCCTATAGACATCACGGTACACTCTACTCTACATCTGTGAACCCACATCATACTGTTCTCCTTCTTATATTCTATGCAATCCCCATAACTGGGGTAAATTGGGCAAGATACATCGGCTTTACTACATGTGTCACACAAATATACCATATAGTTTTCCCTCTAAATCATATGCCTCTTCTTCTGATACTTTCTGTCCTGTTGAGTACTGTCTTACGTGTACCATCTCATGACAGAGAGTAATCATTTTGTCAGTTAAAGATAAACTTTCATTTATCTCTATGTCGTACAACTCATCTCCATCTACACACCATCCATCCACATCTAATTTCTCATAGTGAATATCTACACCTACCTTTTTGCCGAGGTTGAGCTCTTTGTAGCAAAATTCGGCAAGCTCGGTAAGTTCTGGTGGAGCATAAATCATATAAGTTCCTTATTAAAATGCCTCTTTAAAGAGGCTTACTGTTCATCTTCTAAATCTAAAAGTATATCTATGTTTTCTTCTTCCTTAACCCATTCTAATGTTCCTAGAACTCCGTCTTTAAAACCTGATTTGTATGAAAAGTATACTGCTCCACTGAGTAAAGCAGTATAGGCAACTGCCATATACATATAGTATTCTATTATAGTCATTTAATTAACCCATAAATAGTGAGAAGAACAGCAGTACTATAACGATAAATACCAAAACATGCATATCTCTTTCTCCGTTAGGCCTAAGCCCCCTGCTACGTATTGAAAGCTAATCTCACTTCCTCTGCTGATAAAAGAACACCCCTATCTAAATCCTCATTGATTAACAACTCAGCCCAAGATGGTATACTGTCAACTGTTTGAAGTATATCAACTAAAACTAACACATCTATAAGTCTCCCTAGAGGAGTGTTTGGTGTGTATAGAATAACATTATCAGCACTACGTTTACTCAACATAAGTCCTAATTGTTTGCTATAACTATTTTTTGGTGAACAAAAAGATACTCCCCACTCAATGTGGTTCATGCCTATGTCCACTAGTCGGGTATATACTGTTACTACACCCTTGCCATTATGGCCAATTCTCCTAACTTTCTCCCCCGGCTTCATCTGTCCATCCCAGTTGTTTGTCTTTTAACTTAAAAGACTGAATAACGGTTAAATCATGGGCAGGCGTACTTGCTGTATCAGAGTCTGATACCTCTATTTGAGCCACGATTGAATCTTCCAAGTCGAACCACTTTTCGTAGTCGCTTGATATAACCACACTCTTTGTCGTCATATTTTTTCCTTAAATTTATATTTTATAAAGTGTATATTATACACGTTTTTGGGCAACTTGTCAAGTATTATTTTAACCGTTCGTCCATTTAGCTTTTTTACTTTTTGTCTCTGGGTCTATATAGTCTTTAATACGAGTTCTAATAGCTCCCTCTGATCTGGTGGTTCCCACTTCCTTGGTTAGTTGTTCTATTATACCTTTTACAGAAATTCCATCCCTAAAGTATAACCTTTTAACCATGTTTTGTTCTTTCTCAGTCCAAGCAGTATAACTCCTTTTACCTTCTTTCTCTGGAAGCTCCCCTCTCTTATATAGCGTCATTATTATTTCTGATAGGTTATTCCTATCACTCATTAAATAGTCAGTTAGTTGGGCTTTATCCATTTCGAACCATTTTCTTCTCATTCTCGTCTCCCACGTTGTAATTAGGTGATAGTAATTTATGTTATTAGGGACTATCAGAACCTCACCAGGTGCATGCTAGGTGGCTTTCTTTGTCTTGTACGTAGACTTGCTTACAGGAGTTTTCGGCAGTTTCCCCTCTTCTTGTATTGATGGAGGGTGATTGTTGATTAAGGCACACCCTGCCTGAAGCCTGTTAACTATACCGGTCCTGGTGTAGTTAATGAACAAATTTTGGGTCGGGCATATTCAATCCTCAGCTCACTTTTGTTATAAGGCTGTAGTCACCTCAAACCACTGCTAGGCAGCGATTGCGTATACGTTATCATTTGCGTTTACTTTTAGTTGTGTTTAAGAGTTTCTTCTCTAACGCCTAATATCTTCTGTTACCTAGTCGAACACTATATCACCCCCATCAGAAGTACACTACACAATGTACTTTTGGTGGAGGTGGGCGGTACTGCCCCGCCGTCCTAAATAACTCCAATGAAAAGGTTTACGTCGTTCTATTTAGGGAGAACACCGAGCTCGGTGTGTGGGAGGTGAGCTGGATGCTCTCTCTAAATAAAAATGGCAGGCTTAATACCCCAGCATATCCACTCTCAAACGCCTTAGCTCGAGTGACTTCGCTACCTGCCGGTGGGGGCTTCTTTTAGTAGGATTCTATATATCTATGTAATCCAATGTTGTAGTCCCAATACTCTCCGTAGTACTCGATATCGGTATCTTCTTCCCCTAACATAATAATGCCAAAGGTATCGTTTCTTAGAAAGGCTGTTTCCTCTGGTTCTTCGGGTTCTTCTCGTAAAGCTATTTTATCTAAAAACCACTCTATAGCCTCATAAGTACGTTTACTCCAATTGAATCTGTACGTAATCATAGTATCATCTTTATGTACTTCTGAAATATACTCTTTCCAATTCCCCCAGTTTACTTCTCCATAGGTTACTTTGTCTACTACTACTACTGCTTGATATTCATATCCCATTCTATTTCCTCCCAAAATATTATAATAAGGTGATGACAACCTATAACTCCATCCCATAAGTGACCCGTTATAAGTTGCCATCGGCTAGCGTTCGGGTTTCGATGTTAAAGGGCAACCCAGGCTTCAAATCCCAAACCCTTACTCACTAATATTTTGAGACTCAAGGTGGCACAGTCTAATCATACTGATATTTATCCTGCTACCTCGAGTTAGAGCATGCAGCATCTGAAGTACACCGAAAATGGTGTTCTTAGAATTTGGTTTTTTTGAAAATTCTCAATTTCTAAAAGATATTATCCCATAATTTAACCAGAATGTCAAGTTTTATTTTTAGTTAACCTTAACTTAAATTCAAATAACTCTATTATAAAATTATTAAGAAAAAATATGTATGGTACTAATATACCCTTGACTTATTTTCCACTTAACTTATTTCAAAGTTGAAGTTGAAAAATACGTACCCGTTAGTTACCTTGGTAGTTATGTCACTATCTTTGTAGTCTAATAAGGTTGTATTCTCTCTTATTTCTTTCTCCATATTTTCTAATGATATGGTTAATTCTTCCTCAATAAAAATTAGACTCTGTGCTTGTACTCCATCCCAGAACCAAGTCTCGTACACACAGTCCAAGTCATTTAATGCTGCCTCTATTCTATGTATAATTCTAGTATCTTCCTCAACTGGGATATCATCCCATTTACTGCTTATTACCTGCTTAATGTTAGCAGTATTATTAGTTTCATTATGATTCACTCTTACCTCTCTTATATAGTCTGTCATCGAATAGATGTGTCTGTGCACCCCACCCAAAATGTTCTCCTCTTAGTACGGACATAAACCCTTTAATAAATTCTGGTGGCCATCTGGTAAGTCCATCTGGTCTACCTACAACATCCCTTTTAAAATCAAAAATACAGCCCTCTAAGGCTGCGTTTACTCCATGCCAGTACTCAGTAGTCATTTTTTATAGTATTCCTTTACATAGTATCTATACATACAAATACTTAGTATAACAAGAGAAGCAGCTATCCAAGCTATAGCAAAGCTTAATAATACTTCATCCATCATATCTGTTACCCCTGTTAACATACCTGTACTCCCTGTAATACCCATGTCGAGGTATTACCTTGGTATACTACTGTATCATCATTAACGTGTAGTACCCAGTCATTGTTATTGATATAAGAACCGTCTACTATCTTAAAGTCTTTACCAGTATCCCAATCCTTCTTAGCACTAACAATACTATCGTATGTTCTGCCATACGCTCCTACTACATTAATTGTCACAGCCCTACCTCGCTAAGTGCGTTACTCATATCAACTAAGGTTGAACGCTCATCAGAACCCATTTCAAATCTTTCGATAGAATCTTCGATAATATCCATTAACAACTCTAGCTCAGTAATTCTATCAATCTTGATAATTACTGGAGCAAAAAACTCTCTAGTTACTTCCATTTTTCCTCCTATTCTCATGTTTCTCCTTTTCGTACAATCCATTAGTTTGTGTAAAGGTTTCAAATAACGCATCAAACTTTCTATTATAAATTTGTTGCATACCTAATAAGATATTAACTATCTCATCATTGTCCATTTCAGGCCCATCCATAATTTGAACCCAAAGAAAGTTAATATCATCAACTACCTTCCAGCAATCCATAATGGCATCATACTCATCATCTGTTGTTCTGTTTACCTTTTCATACCATTTACTGTTTAAAAACACTTATTAACTCCCTTTAAGTCACTATTGAGGCTTTTTATTGTATCTAAAATCTGTTCTTCGGAATACTCTTTCCATCTCTCTAATAGACCAGTTGCCTCTTCCTTGGTTAGATACTGAGTATCCCTACTATTGGGAAACCATCCTTCCATTTCTTTATCGTAATATAGAGTGCCTAAGTAATATCCTGCCGCGCTCTTTAATACTTGTAAGTTGCCGTGTTCGTTCATAGTACCATCGGAAGGGTAAAATTTACAAAAACGATAACACCAATAATTAATTCTTCCATTCTACATCACTCCCATGTCTTATCTTTCTGTTGAATACTCTTTTGATAAACTTACCTGTCCCTGCCTTCCAGTTATGAACTGTATGCCATTTCTTTGAGGTCCAGTCTTTAACTATGTCCTTCGATTTAGTAGTCATTTATTCCCCCTAAAGTCTTTTAGTATCTGTTTGATTATTTCTAGTTTCTCTTCTAGCAATTTAACATCTATGCGTAGTCTTTCTACTTCACTATGTGACCAGTATCCCTTACTATGCTCCATATTAAATAGCTCCTCCACCTTCATAAAAATCCCACAGCCAATCTTCATAGTCTGTTTCTCTATCAGCTCCCTCTAAATAGTATATCTCATACAATTCATCTGCGAATAGTTCGCACCAAGCCCCAAACTCTGTATCTTTTATTTTATGTATTATGACGTCAATCACTTACTCCACCGTTCTCTCATAATACTGTTTATAATAGAATGGTTGCGAGCCGCTTTACTGAACTCTCCATTCTTGATTAGAGTTTTTAAACTATCCTTTACCTTCTTTTTCATCTTTACTATAACCATTTGCTTTATTCCTAAAATCTGTTAATATTTTTATAGCTGCCTCTAGCATCTCCAATGTGTCTACACACCCTTGTTGATACGCTTCCTCTATCTTTTTATTATTCCCCATCATAACTCTTTCCAATCATTTCTGGATATATTTCAGGGCGAGCCGTTTCTAGCGTAGCTATACGTTGCTCCAACCGGAGTAACTTCTCATTCATTTTTCTCTCACTTAATATAACTTTAGTTTCTATTGTTCTGACGTGTTTAATCATTCTGTCAAAATCCTCTAAAACCATATTAGCGAATCGTCTTAGTTTTTCTTTATTACTTACCCAGAGCATACTAATATACACTCCGATGTAGGTACGAAGCCATCTGCACCAATGTAACTAACCATTTCCTCACTGCCTCTGACTAAGGATACAGGAACCTCTGTTATAAAATCCCATACGGTACTAGCACTTATAGTACAAATGTTTTCACTGCCTAACTCATCAACTACATAGTTTCCTATACAGTTACTAATGTCTTGGTCGGCTAATGCCCATTTCAAGAACTCCTTTCTTTCTACTAATAATGGTGATAATAACATCTTCTCCTCCTAGTTAAATAACAAATCCCATGCCACGGATTCTAGCCTTCCAAGGACCACCCTTTACTTGCTCATCAAGTTGAAGTTTAATCCATTTCTGAGTGATTACTTTATCACCCTCTTTCACAGTAGGATTGATTTTTATTGAATTATAAATCAGTTCCAACTGTTCCTTCGTTAAGTTAGTCAGTACCATTACATGAATACCGTGTAAGCCATATAGCCATACAATGCTACTATTACCCAACTAAGCCCTATTAATGTGTTCACTAATATATTCATTACCATTCTCCCATCGCTATTCTCCAAAAACTTTATTATCTTCCTCTTCCCATTGCCATTCCTAACATAAAGAATAGTCCTAGAAATAGACCAAAAACAAAAAACTCATTCATTATACGCTCCTATATCCTAATTCTTTCATAAAAGATAAAACTCTCGTTGGAATATCATACTGACCTTCATAGTCGTAGATTTCTTTATTAGCGTTAAACCATAGTTTAATTCCAGCATCCTCTCCATACTCATCGTGCTCGAAGTAAACGCTATCATCTTGCCAATAGACTTCATAACCTTTCAACTTTTCCTTTGTCATATTTTCCTTAAATTCTCTATTTTAAAAAGATATTATACTATTAATTAAGCAAATTGTCAAGAGTTATTGTTAAGATTGGTTTAACATTATCTAATCATTGCGCCTAGTCCAGAGTCAGTGATAGCAAATCTCAATTTGCCACAGCTTGGATAACTTTCAGCTGTCTTGTACCCTATCTTAAAGTCTTTGTCATCTTCCACAGTTCTAAAATTAACACTGTGTAGTTTAATGGCTTTATTCAGATAATCCTGTCCTCGTCCTGTTAGTCCAGCACAATACTGTGAATAGTATACTGCTGCACCTAATGCCATCAATACTATCTCTTTATTTTGCATAGCATCTTCGATATTAAACTGATGCTGACTTACTGGATGTTGTATGTTATGCGTAGCATTTACTGATGTAAACGCCATAGCTCCCGTTACTGCTAATGCAGCTATTGTTCCTACTGTTGTCTTCATTACTCTCCTCCTTTCCTTTTATTTAATCTATGTAGTTCTTCAAACTTTTTAGTGTACATGGTTTCCATACCTGACAGAATAGTTACTACGTCATCTGTGGACATACTATCTCCATCTAACATATGTACCCATAGAAACTTTAAGTCATCTACCACGTGCCAACAATCTTCGATGGCTACTTCTACTTCAAGCGACATTAAAATCTCTCCTCAAATTCGTTTACATCTTTCATTACTACGTCCATATTAGTTTGTGCATCTATATACCTAATGTGTGCTGATGCTACATCGATCCTAGACAGTAATACTTCTATTGTTGCTTTGTTAGCAGCAATTTGGTTCTCTAACTTCTTTTTCTCTAAATTCATTTACATCTCCTGTAGTTCTAAAGTATCATCTATTCTTTAATTTCTTCAATAACCATAACGGCTTCACCATTTGCATGTACCACATAAATATTATCGTCATCAGCCACTTGAACCTTATCGTTCTCGTACAATTTATCAGTGTTTTTAAGCACGTATTTTCCCATTTGTTTTTCTAATACTATAACTCTACTCTGTAATTCAATTAACACTCTGTTAGCTTCAGAGGCAGACATTTGTTCTAATTCGTTGGCTTCTACGTATTTCATAGTAGCTCGACCAACCCAACATTAGGAAGTAAGTCTAATGCACTACGCTTCTCTTCGGCCTCTGCTATTTCGTCTGATGAGCTAAGTTCTCTTTTCTCCTTATCAATCTTTCTTATGACTAAATCATTTCTCCATCTAGCGGTAGCTAATGATTCAATCTCCATAGCTTGTAAGGTTTTGATCCTTTGCTTAATCTCTATCATTTGTAATTCTTCTAAAGTCATACTAATGACACCCAGCTACATTTTGCACAACATATTCTATCTGTTCTGCTAAGTTTAGTTCAGCCTCATCTGCTATCAATTTTATGTGTCTACCTCTTTGTTTCTCTGTTTCAATCAATCTTCCACTGATTTCTCCATTTCAAAAAGATTATTATCCCATAATTTAACCAGAATGTCAAGAAATAAATTAAGCTTAACTAAATGAATTTTTTTCTCGTTACACTAACTTGACCAGCTAACAAATTTCATCTCACCTAGGGAAAATAGTTCTTGCATTTTTGTTAAAAGTAGTGTATAATATATAGTGTAATTTGAAACAACTAATTGATTCCAATGAACTAGAAGTGTCTTGTATGAAAAACATAAGGCATTTCGGAACCATAGCGTTGTTGGAACAAAAGGAAACAGTACGCCCAACAGGTTCCGGATATGACTTATGACTAATTTTTCAATAGACACGTCAGTTTTCCTTAACTTAAAGCCTAAATTCACGTCTAAAATAAGGCTCATACATATTTCCTGATTTTAAGACTAAAAAGCTGGACAATAACACTGTCGGAACAGCTAAAATATTCTTTCAAAGTGGTTATCGCTAAAGTAAGATGACAAGTCTTACTTAATTTGTTTCCCACTGTACACCAATTTCCATAATTTGTACCCATTCTGTTACTTCCCTCGTTTTAACTTGTTATTCGTGTGTTAAGCTCGTTATGCGTGTGTTAAGCTCGCGCAATTGGATATTTCATATCCCTATTCGCGCAACTAAACAAACTGTTATCTACCTGTTATAACTGTTTTATAGTATCTAATAACTCTTTCAAAGCACCTTTACTTGATTTCTCTAGCCCTGAGAAAGCCGGTGTATCACCTAACATATCAATTACTGCTTCCTTAATTTTATTAATTATCTCAGTCTTGGTCTCAGGCTTATCTCCTGTTTTAGATATGTACTCTTCCTTCCTGTATACACCTTCCCTAGCTAGCTTACCTACTATCGATTTCGCAGATTTACCTAATGTTTTAGCTAGGTAGTTGACCGTAGTCATATTAGGGTCGCTAATATACTCATCTACTATTAACTTGGTCTGTTCTGGTGTATAGTTTATTTCTCGTGGCATAATTTCTCCTATGTAAAACTATATTATACACCACTTAACCAATTTTGTCAAGTTGTATTTACGACCGTGCACAAAAAAGCCTCAAACTAATGAGGCTTTTGAACCAATTGGGGTGTTACCCCTCGTTGTTCAGGCTGGCTAAAAGGTCAAGTACACTAAAGTTAACCAAAAGGCAACATTTAGTATAAAAACCATACCTTTCTCAACCACTTTTAGCACATTATTTCATTGACCCGTTAAGGCAACGCTTAGAATTAGGTTTACGTTTACAACGCTTAGCTCCGTGACTAAGTCTTTTCTTACTAATCTTATTGCCGTTGTTATCCTTTTTAAATGTCACAAATGGTATAGTGTCTTTGCTCATTTTCTCTCCTTTAATTCGTATTGGTTGTTCAAATCTCTTAGTAAGTCTACCATTGCTTCTAGGTCTGCCTTAGAAGCGTTCTCAAAACTCTTAAATTGGTTATCTCTAGCATTCATCATAATTCTAATAACATTTACTAAGGCTGCTTTTTTAACAGCTATTGGTTTTGATGATGCTTTCTTCACTTTTTGATAAACTCCTTCTGTAGCCAACTTAGAAATGATTGACCTAACTGATTTTCCCATACCTGATGCTAACTTCTCTACTGTTGCCTTAGTTGGTGTTTCACCATATGTTACTACCAACTCTTTTACTTGTTCTTTTGTATAATTTACCATATTTTACTTACCTCCTTAATATTCCATAAATTTTCTCTTTTTCAGAATATATTATACTGAATTTTCAACTAAATGTCAAGTCTTATTTTAGTAAATGTACCAAATAACCAAAGCCCAAAGGGTTGCTAATATAAAACCACATATAAATGCTTGTACTGTTGGTTCATGCTTAACCACGGTTTGACTCGTCTAGAATTGCTGTTAGTTGTCTGTTTAACTTGTTGAATTTAAACTCCCACTTTCTGCTTTCTAGACGTTTTTCCTCATACTTTTCTTCCCAGTCAACTCTTGGGTTAACTCTAAATAGTTTTTGTACGTTAGCTTTCCATTCTTTCATTAGTTATCTCCTGTATAGTATAATTCGTTTAAATCTATGTTACGAGCAAAGAATGATTCCATCTTAGCACCTAGTACAAAGTCTACTAAATCCTCATCAACTGCTTTAGCAACATTAGGGCTATTCCATATTGCCATTGCTACATCTTCACCTTGGTAATTTCTAAACTGCCCCCAGTTATCACCAGTGGCTAACTCTAGTTTTAATTGTAGCTCATTTAACTTATCTGAACCTTCTTCTTCGAAGTCTCCTCTGTTAACTTCATAGTCAACACTTCCTGACTCTTGCTCAATAGCTCCAAATTGTAGCCCAGCATCTGTTGGCTGACAAGCAAATCCAAACTTACCCTCAATATCTCCATAGTAATATCTTCCCATCTTAAACTCCTCTTCTTTGTTTGTTATATTCCGTTTCCTTAGGTTCGAACTTATGTTGTATTACGATTGCTCCTACTACAAATATTAACCACCCTACTACTATTGTTGCTACTATTCCCATTATACTCCTTCAAATTCAACATTAGACACTAATAAAACCTCTCTGTTTGCGTATAGTCTTTTTGCTAATTCAAAGGCATCTTCCTCTGTTTTAGCAATAACATACTCAGTACTAGAGAAGGTATGCTCCGGTTTTAGAACTACTTTATATACTTTTTTATTTTCTTTTTCAATTTTCATAATGTATATTATACTGAAAAATAACCGGATTGTCAAGACATTTTTTAAGAAAGAGGTAAAATAAAGCAGAAAACATACTTTAACTCCGGGGGTTGCACCCGTAACTGGCCGGTGTTATTCCCATTTGGTCCCAATTTCGGCAAATTGTCGTCGTTAGAGCACTATATCGTCGCTTTACTACTGTTTTCCCCTGTTTTCGCCAAATTGCTCATTATTGAGCTTGACTGGGCGAAATTGGGGCAAGTTGGGCCAATTTGGTGAATATTCTAAAAACTTTTTAACTTTCATATAATTGTTGACAATTTGCTCAACTTCATGTATAATATATATTATAATCGGGAATCTGTCTGGCCGGACGGCGCCCACAACAAAAATAGTCGTCGGTCTACTACTTGTCGGTCGGCGCTTAAGCGCTGCTTTTCTGTGGGCGATAAAAAACCCCTTGCGGGGTTAATTATTAGCCTAGAGCCTTAACTAACGTTTGGAGGTCTTGCTTCGTAGCCTTGGCTAATGACTCTACCGAGTCAACGCCCACCTTTTCAGCAATTTGAGCAACTAATTGCGCTTTAGTAATTACAGCCTCACCTGTCTTAGTCACACGCTTCTCAGCTTCGTACACACCTTCACGAGATAGCTTAGCAATAATAGAGCGTGTTGTCTTGCCGAACTTCTCAGCAATGGTTGCCACCACCATTTTGTTATCTCCTTCCTTAGCCTCGTAGATAGCGATCATTTCAGCAGTTTGGTCATCAGTGTAGTTTTTTGTCTTGTCAGTCATTTATTTCTCCTATGGGTTATTTTTATGGTTATTTCTTCTTTTCTTTTCTTTCTCAATCTTTATATGTATATTATACTGAAAATTGGGCAAATTGTCAAGACATTTTTTAAAGAAATGCTTAATTAAACTAAATTCAACCTAATCCACAAATAACACTTGACAAAATCGTCCGCACACTGTATAATCGGCGCCTTCGCACCACTAAAAAAGTCGTTGCTCCACTACTCCCTCCGGCGCCTATAGAGCACTTAAAAAAGTCGTTACTCTACTACTTGCCTGCCGGCGCAGGGGCGCTGAACATATGGTTCAATATTGCCCCTATTATTTGTGTGGGAAAAAGCCTTGACAAAGTGGTGTAATAGTGTATAATATGTGGTATGGTGGGAGATCCGACCAAGTGGCCGCCGGCGCAGCCAAATGAGAATCATTCTCATTTGGAGGTTTGGGGCATATTGCCCCTTTTATTTAAAGGTTATTAAACAGAAATTCCAAATCGCTCTTGGTGGCTTTCACCAAGGAGGATATTGAGCTGAAATTCATAGATTGTTTTTCGGCAATCTTTTTAACCAAATCTTCTTTGGTGATAACAGGCAACCCCGATTTCGTTGTACGTTCCTTTTTCTGGTAAACGCCCTCTCTGGACAATTTAGCAATTAAAGACCTAGAAGATTTACCCGTACTATCAGCAAGGTCATTAACCGTTACCATTGTAGGATTTGCTGAATATTCCGCGATGATTTTAGCAGTTAATTCTTTAGAGTAGTTTTTATTTTTATCAGTCATATTGACCTCCCTTATTAGGTTAAGATTATTCTCAACCTTTATGTATACATTATATCATATTATATGAGTATGTCAAGCCTTTTTACCCCCTTTCTTTATGTGGGTATATGTATTGACATTGTGTGCGTGGTAGTGTATAATTGGCGCCGCAAATGAGAATCATTCTCATTCGCATCGGGCGTCTAGGCTTTCGCCTGAGCCAATCTCCAAGGGCTACCGAATGGTTGGTTCAAAGGTTTCTTTACCCTTCTTTTTAGTAAGGTCTTTGCGATGTCTGCTTCGATATAACAATCATCAAGGGCAGTGTGGCTTTCTACAAAGTTAGGCAAATTGTGTAGATAAGAAAAAGAAACTTCGGCTGATGTTTTTACATTACCTGCTTTAGTTATCATGCCATTAGCAGTAGCATATTTATGATATTTCTTTTTACTCAATAATGATTGGCATGACCATAACCACAAATCCAGTGTGTCTTTAGTTTCTTCTAAAAAAGTATCATGCTTAGAGTATTTCTTTTGTGTTGCTTTAATCGCTCTCGTATCAAAGCCAAGATTATATGCTGATACAATTTCGACATTATGCTCTTTAAATAAAGCATTGACATCACCTCGAATAGTATCCCAAGGTCGTATTCTCATGCTATCCATTAGCATAGAGTAATAACATTCAATCTTTTTAGAATAGTAAGCAGTTGCCATATGTTTAGGAATAAATACCTCTTTTACAAGACTTTCATATTCTGCTACAATCTCGCCTTTTTGTGTCATAATGACAACACCAAAATCATATATTTTCAAATCGCCAAATCCACCTGCTGTTTCTGTATCAATAATTGCTATGTTTTTTATCTTTCCCATTTTTTATCCTCTTTTTGTTGTTGTGTAAGTATATATTATAACAGGCTTTCGCCCTTTGTCAAGTCTTTATAGCATAATAGTTGCTAATAAAATTCCGTTTCCAACCAAGCCGACAACATTACCAACTGTATATAATGTGTCATTAGTTGCTATTGACCTTACTAAGTATAGGGTTAATCCTATCATAGTTAAAAGTATAGTTCCCATTGGAGTAGTTTCGCCATTCTCAAGAGATGACATAATCGCTGGAACGGAATTAAATTGTAAGCAACCTAATCCAACCCAACCCATAATTTCTGCTGTTTTCTTGTTTAACATTAGTATTTCCTTATATAGTAGAAAGAAGTATTTCTTTCTTTGTATGTGTCTATTATATCAGATTAATTCATCGTGTCAAGTATATATCGTGTTTATTTCGTAAATAAATGCTATTAATCCCCCTTAATAATTGTGGGTATTTTCCTTGACATTGTGTGCCTTGTATGGTAAAATCGGCGCAGACCTATATAAGTATATTATAATGTTCTAATATGCCCGCGGTGCGGTTTTGTGTGGGCGATAAAAAACCCCTTTCGGGGTTTGGGTTTATCTCCCTATGTAATTGCAGTTAAAAGTGTTTGTAAGGCATATTTAGAAGCCTTAGTAAGCGAGGAGATTGAAGCCTCATCTACATCAGCCTTTGCTGATATTAGTTTAACAATATCAGCCTTAGTCTGAACAACAGCACCAGATTTTGTAGTGCGTGCCTTCTTTTTATATACGCCTTCCTTAGATAGTTTAGCGATTAAAGAGCGAACAGTCTTACCCGTAGTTTCAGCAAGGTCATTAACCGTTGCCATAGTTGGGTTAGCAGTATAGTCCGCAATGATTAGTTTAACCATTTCATCAGAGTAGTTCTTAGTAGTAGTAGTAGCCATATTATGGTATCCTTATATAGTTATGGGTTTTGCGATATTGCTCAACCTCTAAAGACCATTATACAGAAGCCTCAGAATAAGTCAAGCCTTTTATCACATTTAATTTAACTATTAGTATATCATAATATTATAATATAGGATAGGGGGCTAAGTAGACTTGCTGAAGTGCCTATCGCCCAGCGCCCCCCTCCATGTACTACTTACAAGAAAACCAAAAACGACTAACGGCGTATAGCAAAAAATAGCGATGCATAAAATAACTCTTGACAATTTCCCCAAAACTGGGTATAATATAGAATATACAAAATTGAAAAACCAATATTGAAAATCCAATATTGTAAATTGAAAAACCAATATTGAAAATCCAATATTGTAAAAAGGAGATATATGGCACTAAACTTTGATGAAGCTACGGAAACTGTGGTAAGGAAGAAAAATACCTGGAGTTCCGCAGAGCAGGCATATTTGAAGGACCGGGCATCTCATGGCATCGGTATTGGCACACTGGCCAAGATACTAGGACGTACCGAAGGTTCCGTGAGAGGAAAATGGTATCAAATTGCAGAAAAGTCGGTAGGGATGGAAGAAATTCAAAGAGAGTATGACAGACTTGTCGCTGCAGAAAGACTACCTCTAGAAGTTGATTACTAACCCCTATCAAAAAAATTTCTTGACTTTTTGGTCAAAAGTGCGTATAATGGATTAATAACATGGAGAAAGAAATATGCAAGAAACAAAGTTAGTTGCGATCTCTCCTGAAGCACTTGAGGTTGCAAACTGTTACTTACAAACTACTTCAGTAGATGATACTGCCAGCCGTTTAGGTATAGAAAAACAAGCCGTGACACAGTATTTACAAAAACGTGAGGTGAAAACCTATATTGACAACGTCTACATGGATATTGGGTATAGAAACAGGTTCACTTTAGCCTCAGCTCTTGACAAGGTCATAGAAGCGAAGCTAGAGGAAATGGATGAAACTGAAATGGGTTCCAATAAAGATATTGCGGACCTACTTGCTTTAGCGCACAAAATGCGTATGGACGAAGTAAAATGCGACATAGACTCTAGGAAAGCTGAAGCAACACAAATACGAAACCAAACTAATGTACAGATAAATGATTCTGGGTTTGGTAAAGGCAATTACGGTAGCTTAATGAAAAAGCTACTTACATCAGAATGAGCGACGCGAATCATATGTTGGAAGATGAGTGGCTTCCAGGAATGTACAACAAGTGTTTAGAAGCACTTGATGATTTCGCTGAAATTGATGATTTAACAGAAGAAGAAATAGGGATTCAAAATTTATGTTCGACAGTAGTTTATTTATACAATAAGTGCTCGGACTTAGGTGTTCCTGCTGGTGAAACGGTTCACTAGAATGTTTGGAATACCAACAGAAATAATTAGTATGGGAGCATCCACTCTTTTAGGAGCGTGGATAAAGATAAAAAGTCAGAAGTCTGCTGATAGAGCGGCTCAACACTTGCAACTAATCAATCGTCACTCCACTATAGAACAAGGAGTGCAGAACGCTAGACAAGATCAATCTTGGGGTACAGTTGCCACAAGAAGATTTATTGTGCTTTGTCTAATGACAATGGCGTTTGTAATATTAGCTGCACCATTCTTTGATATACCCACTAATGTTTTAGTCGAAAATCAATACGGCGTAGACGTGTTTATATTCGACCTTACTTTTAAAGTAAAAGAATATGTAACTTTAAATGGTATGGTAGCCCCAGATTGGTTATCCTATGCAATACTAAATGTAATAGGATTCTATTTTGGAGCTTCCGTAGCTAAACGATAAGGATTTTATCATGCCAATGGATTCAGCAGATAAAGAGAGATTAATTCGGCTAGAGGAGAGAGTAAAAAGTATCCTCAACGATTTAAAGAGAATAGCGAGAAAGTTAGATAGAGTAGCAGAAGATATACAAGAAGCAGAGATGCTAGCCAGAAAAAACTCACTCACAGTATCAATGGGAGAAAAAGTTATATGGTTAGTCGCTTCAGGTGGTATCGGTGTACTACTTTGGTTTTTGGAGAGAAGCGTGTGAGTTTAATAGAAGTAATAATGTTAGTATCCTTGATAGCTACAACAGCGCCATACATTGCCCTACTTTGGGTGATAAGGCATTATAATAGGTATAGTTACGGGATAATGGCAATTGCAATAACCATAGCAGCGATAGCAACTTGGAACAGTTTATGGACCGGGTGGGCTGGAGATAATCTGGCAATATTGGCAGGACGACCACATTTAGCAACGCATAAAGTATGGTACGATGTACTAGTAATCTTTATGTCAGTAATGATAATAAAGTGCGGCATATCAGTTAGATATATTAAATCTAAGGTATGTGACACATAATTTGGCGGTAGAAGTATTGGAGCGGTAGATTAAGTTCAAAGCACTCTATTTCTAAGTCTCTATAACGGAGATAGAATGGCAGAAATATATAATACGCCTAATTTAGACGAATTAGAAAATGGGCCCTGGCCCTCATTTGTAACAGGAATGAAACGTTTAGCATCTAGTGACCACGATGGTGCTCCGATGGTAAGAGACGTTTTAGCAACATTAGAGACATCGTACGTAACCAAGAAGGGTTACTGGAAAGGTGGCACAGTAGGTGTTATCGGATATGGTGGTGGAGTTATCCCTCGCTTTAATGAACTGAAAGATGAAAACGGTGACTACAAATTTAAAGATGCGGGTGAGTTCCATACATTAAGAATTCAACCGCCAGCAGGTATGCACTATACTTCGGACCTGTTAAGAAACTTATGTGATACATTCACAGATAACGGTGGTTCTGGCTTAATTGCCTTCCATGGTCAGTCTGGTGACATTATGTTTCAAGGTGCTACTGAAGATACAACACAAACAATTTTTAACGAATTGAATGACATTGGTTTTGATATGGGTGGAGCAGGTCCGGCAGTACGTACAGGGATGTCCTGTGTTGGTGCAGCTCGTTGTGAGATGTCAAACACAAATGAGCAAGCTGCTCTACGTACATTAGTCAATGCATTTCTAGACGATATGCACAGACCGGCATTACCTTACAAAATGAAGTTTAAGGTATCAGGATGTGCAAATGATTGTATGAACTCTATTGAACGTTCAGACTTTGCAACAATAGGTACTTGGAGAGACGATATTAAAATCAACCAAGACTTGTGGAAAGCAATGGTTGCAGATAAAGGCTTGGACTATGTTCATGACAATATCACTAGTCGTTGCCCTACACAAGCTATGACACTAAATGAGGATACGTCATTAACGATTGATAATAGGAACTGTGTTAAATGTATGCATTGTTTAAATGTAACGTCTCCTTTAACACATAAATACATTACAAAAGATATGCCTACAGAAGCTATCTTAGCAACTGGTGACGATAAAGGCGTAACTATCTGTATGGGTGGTAAAAGAACCCTTAAGATTGGTGATCTATTCGGTACAGTAGTTGTTCCATTTATGAAACTAGAAACACCGGAAGATTACGAGGCAATTGAAGAGTTAGCTAGTGAAGTAATTGACTTCTTCGCTGAGAATGCACTAGAACACGAAAGAACTGGTGAAATGATCGAACGTATAGGTATTGTGAACTTTATGGAAGGTATTGGCTTAAACGTTGATCCTAACATGATTGGTAGTCCTAGATATATGTCTTATGTAAGAATGGACAAGTGGGATGAAGAAGCAGTTGCTTGGTTCGAGAACAAAGCGGAGAAAGTAGCATGATATCACCAATATATAAAGTATTAATGGTGCTAACTTTCATAACACTACTAGCGGTTACACATAACGTAACTTTAGGATTGTTTGGAGTTGCACCTATGGGTCCTTACCATAATAATCAAGCCGAGGTTGAGTAATGGCTGAAATACATGGAGCACCAGTAGATGAAGAAGGTTTCTTAGTAAATCTTGGTGACTGGACAGAAGAAATAGCGTACAGTATGGCATCTGATGATGACATAGTTTTAACAGAGGAGCATTGGGATGTATTAAACTTCCTACGCAATTACTATGATGAATATCAAGTAGCACCTGCTGTTAGGGTACTAACTAAACAAATCAAGAAAACTATGGGTAAAGATAAAGGTAACTCTAAATATCTTTATTCATTATTTCCTTATGGTCCTGGCAAACAAGGTTGTAGGTTTGCGGGACTTCCTAAACCAACGGGGTGCATATAATGGAAGAGAATTATATGCCGAACTTTGAATGGCACAAGAATACTAACTGGAGATAGAATGGCAAAGACCTTAGACGCTAGTGGATTAAATTGTCCGCTTCCGATTTTGAAAACCAAGAAAGCACTAAATAAAATGGACTCAGGAGAGATACTAGAAGTTATTTCAACTGACGCAGGCTCAGTAAAAGATATTGAAGCCTTTTGTAGACAAACCGGGAATATACTAATGGGTACAGAAGAACTCAGCGGTAAGTATATTTTCACAATAGAAAGAGTATAAGATGGCATATGGACCAAAAGTATTGGATCACTATGAGAATCCAAGAAACGTAGGAGTCTTCGGTAAAGACGAAGAAGGTATAGGCACTGGTATGGTGGGAGCACCTGCCTGTGGTGACGTAATGAGATTACAGATCAAAGTAAATAAAGAGGGTGTTATATCTGACGCTAAATTTAAGACATATGGGTGTGGCTCTGCCATCGCCGCTAGTTCTCTTTTAACCGAGTGGGTTAAGGGAAAGACTTTAGATGAGGCTTCTGCTATTAAGAATATTGAAATCGTAGAAGAGTTAGAATTACCACCAGTTAAGATACATTGTTCAGTATTAGCAGAGGATTGTATAAAATCTGCAATTAAGGACTACCAAGACAATTGTCTCTCCTCATAACAGATGAGTGTATTAATTGCGATGTATGTGAACCTGAGTGCCCAAACGAAGCTATATACATGGGCAGTGAGATATTTGAAATAGATCCAGCTAAATGCACTGAATGTGTAGGACATTTTGATGAGCCGCAATGTGTGGCAGTATGCCCAGTAGACTGTTGTTTACCGGGAATTTATGAAACAGAGGAGCAGTTACTAGCTAAATTGACATGAGTGAACTATACGAAGCAGAAATAGACTTTACGGATAGTGCTGCAACTAGAGTATCAACACTTATAGAGGAAGAAGGTAACGATAGCTTAAAACTACGTGTTTACATTACTGGAGGGGGCTGTTCTGGATTTTCCTACGGCTTTACCTTCGATGAGAATAATAAGGATGGAGATAGTGTGGTCAAGAACAACAATGTTAGTTTAGTTGTTGACCCAATGAGTTACCAGTATCTAATAGGGTCTACAGTAGACTATTTAGAAGATTTACAGGGCGCTAGATTTATTATCAGTAATCCAAATGCGAAAACCACCTGCGGGTGCGGAAGTAGTTTTTCAATATAATGGATATGAAAGATATGTATGTACTAGAAAGAATTCAAGAACAAGTCGATAGCGCAGCAATTGTACTCTATATGAAGGGTACCCCACAGTTTCCACAATGTGGTTTCTCGGCTACCGCAGCAAAAACATTAGGAGCAACAGGAATAGGATTTTCATTTGTTAATATTTTTGAAGATCAGGAGGTTTTCCAGAATTTACCCAAATTTGCAGATTGGCCTACTTTCCCACAGATTTACTTTAATTCAGAGTTAATGGGTGGTGGAGACATTATTGTAGATATGGCTGAGATGGGAACATTGCAAGCCGCTATGGAAGAGGCAGTAGATAAGTTCGAAAACAAGTAACATGATAACAATAACCGAATTAGCTGCAGTTAAAGCTAAAGAATTCCTGGACAATAGAGGCTCAGGATGCGGCTTAAGAATAAAGATAACTACAACAGGATGTTCGGGTTATGCATATAATCTAGAGTTTGTGGATACTTTAAACGAAGATGATAATGAGTATTTCTCAAATGATGTTCGTTTAGTAGTTGATGCTAAATCATTAACCTTCGTTGATGGTACTGAAGTAGATTATGTCTTTGAGGGGTTAAATGAAGGATTTGAGTTCAATAACCCACTAACTAAAGCAAAGTGTGGATGTGGTGAAAGTTTTACAGTGTAGGATAGAATGGATTTAAGATTTATAACAGCAGAGTTATTAAATGATATTAGTTGGTTTGATGGTATCATGTATATAATACTAGGCATTGGTATATATGCTATAATAAAGTATATCAATACTAAAATTAATTAAGACCCAACGGCGGGTCGAAAGGTAAGACAACGATGTCCTTTTAAAATAAAAAAAGGAGAACAACAATATGTACTACGAATCAGGATTATGCGGATATCTAAAAGGAAATGAAGCAGTAATTAATAAACGCGCATCATTAGCACAGGAATTAAAATTTTTATATTGGCAAGATGAGCGCAAGCCAAAAGAATTAATGACAGGTAAGATCAAGTTGACCTTAGCAAGGCTATATAACTGGGAAGTAACGTTTTTCCCAGATATCGAGTCAATAAAGACTACCTATAGGAACTCATGAATAAAACAGAGAACGAACACTTTCCAGATTGGGAAGGAGATTATTGGAAATAAAATAACATGAAGTATTAGAGGGAATATCTAATGGGGGATGTCATCCAATTTAGACTTAAGGAAGTCGATTATTGGCCATGGGAGTGGGTGACACCCTACAACCCCACTTTGTATGAATTAAGAGTAACACTAGAGACAATAAGGAGATACTACACAAATAACGTGGCAGCATTAGATAACTGCGGAGTCTCGGCAGAGATAGAAATTTTAGAAAATATAGATAGATTAAGCTGTATGTACTGGAGAGTAATGCAGTACTATAAATTATAACTAGTTTTTAATTGAAAAAGGAAATTAACCTTGAGTAAAAAACAAAGAAGGTCCTTTCTACGTGATCTCAAAAGAGGGAAAGTAGACCAAAGTAATCACGACCACCTTGAGCAAGCAGGAGAGATGCTTGAATTTTTAAGGGATTACACTATCAGGAGGAGTGAGGAGTCATTAAGACCCTTAAACGATAAGCAAGACCGATACATAAAAGCTATAAAAAATAATATTATTACTTTTAGTTCTGGGCCGGCAGGAACAGGGAAAACTTATGTATGTGCAGCACTAGCTGCCGAAGCTATAGCAGCTGGAAAGACTGAGAAGATAATTGTTACTAGACCGGCACAGGAGGCTGGAGAAAGTTTAGGGTTTTTACCCGGAGAGTTAGAAGATAAATTTGCACCATACTTTCAACCTTTTAAAGATGTTTTAGAAGAGAGACTTGGTAAAGGGCATGTTCAGGGGTTAGTAAGAGCAGGGCGTATCGAAGCCGCTCCATTAGCTTATATGAGAGGCCGTTCATTTAAAAATTGTTGGTTAATTTTAGATGAAGCACAAAACTGTACACCAACTCAGATGAAGTTATTTTTAACCCGTATTGGGGAAAACTGCACTGTAATTGTAAATGGAGATAGAAGTCAACAAGACATTAAAGGTACTTGCGGCTTAGTAGATGCTATGAGAAGATTACAATACTGCAATGGAGTAACTAATATTATGTTTGACAAGGAAGATATCGTACGCTCAGGGATTGTTCAAAAGATTGTAGAAGCATACGAAGATGACGCCTAAATACTGGGAAGACCTTTCTACTTTAGATAGACTTGAATACCTTTATTGGATAGAAGTACTAGTAGATTGCGGAAGGTTAGAAGGTAACATGAGTGACGAAGAGATTTTAGAGAAGTGCAAGAGAATGTATTATTGCGATATTTCTATGGAGTCTAATTAATTATGAAGTTTGAATACGAACAAATGCCTGAAATGGCACCTTTACCTATAAAGACTAAAGGTAAGAGTACAATAGGGGCTATCTGGCTATGGATAGTAACAACACGAAAATGGAAGCTCGTTAGCGATTGGAAGTTTAGTATGGATGGGGTACAATATATGATACCCGCAGGATTTAAGTTCGACGGCGCGTCAGTGCCAAAGTTCTTTAGATCATGGTTAAGTCCAATGGGTGTATTACTTATACCTGGGTTAGTACATGATTATGGATATAAGTATTCGTATCTACTTACTAAGTATACTACTGAAAGTTATCAAATAGGTTTTCAACACGACCAAAAGTTTTTTGATGCTGTATTTAGAGATGTAGCAATTGAAGTAAATGGCTTCAAATATTTAAATTATATGGCGTACTATGCCCTCCGTTTAGGCGGGTTTGTAGCTTGGAAGGGGCACAGGAAACATGACAAGTCATGAAAAAGGTGCTTTATTCTGGGCACTGGTTATCTTTATGCTAGTTATACTAGCGTGAATAGATTTAAGTGTGTATCGTGTGTAGCTACTATAGCTATATATATAGTTACATTCGTATGTATACTAGTGATAAAATATGCTGGGTAAACTAACACACTGTATAGCAACAAAGAAGTGTTTTACATCTTGGTCTTGGAACAAGTGTAAATGCTTAGCATACCTCCTGTCTATGGCAGTCGGGGTTCCTTTACTTATGATAGGGACTTCGTTCCTAATGATGGAGATTAATAAATGAGTTTAAGAAATATTACTATAATAGTATTAACGTGGGTTGTTTTTTCATGTTGGTTGTTTGTATCCCCTTACGCTTTTGCGTTAGATGATTTTGATTTAGCTAAGTACGGCCCCGATGATAAAATTGAAGTAAAGAGAACAGAGTTTATTGTTAAACTTGTACTATATACATCTGATGAAGAATTAAACAAATCTTATGAAAAAGTTACAGAAACCACTTTAGGCGAAGGAGAGGGAGTTAGAGGCTTTGCCTCTGTACACCCATCAGAGGATGTTTGTTACGTTCATATAATGGCAGCAAAGATTTGGGATGACAGGGAAGCAATGGCTATTATGGGACACGAAGTCTATCACTGCGCTTTATCCCAACATGAAACTATTGTTGGTGTAAGTACGGAAAAACCTATTGAAGAAGGTACTGAGGAACAAGAAATAGAGTCACTATACGACGAAGATAGAAAGCTAGAGCTAGAGTGGCTATCAGAGGACTATGAAAAGATGGGAATTGTTATAACAGAGGATAAATAGAATGAATGATAAAATGGCAGGAATAGTAGTTAGATTTACAGGATTACTTTTAATAATTGGATTATTTTATGGCACTTCTGCAAAGGCAGTACCTTGTCCAGTAAAGGATGTAGTAGTTGAAAGAGATGTAATTGATACAGCAGTAAATGTTGGGTTAATATCATTAGAAGAAGCACTTCAACTTAGAAAAGATATTGCAGATGGTAAGAAAGATGTCATTGACGTTGATAGTGACGAAGGTATCATATCTTTCGGAACAATAACGTATGATATAGAAGACTTAGACGCTGATCCCGAAGAAGGAGAGTACATAGACGGCGAGTGGTACGATGCGTATCATTAACCCTTTTAGAGAAGAGACGAGACAGAGGATGAAAAATGAAGGAAGAAGCTTGGTTTAGTAAATCAGTATTTTATGCTATGGCATTATTGACTATGGCGTCCACTATTACAGCGTGTTCTACTTTAGTAAATAAACCTAGTATACCTGAAATTGGTACAGATGAATTTGATAGAGTATTACTAAATTGTATAGTATATGGAGAGGGGTTGTACTCCTGTGAGGAAGTAG